TGAAGCAGAAACAAGTATGTCGGAAATCCCGACTAACCAAGAACAGAAGATTGAAACACCTAAAGAAACTAAAACCACTCCTACACCAAGCAGCGATACTAATAACAAAATACCAACACCTAGTAACGTAGAGCAAAATATTCAATTAAGCGGTTTGAACGGAGGATATAAGGCAACAACTCCAAATTCTTTTGACGTTAGGTCAGACTATGATATTGTGGTCAACACTATGAAGGATAAATCATTTATATCAAAAATGGAACGTGATGGGAAAGAATATATTGTTGTAGGGCTAAAAATAAATGGTATTAGAGGCAATACAGCAGGGAGAGATGGATATACTTTTGCAACAATAGAAGATAACGGAAATTTACCTAGTAACATAAATGAATTACTTATAAATAAAGCCAAAGAAAATGCTAGTAATATATATCCAAATACAAAGGATATGACATTTAAAGAGATAGAAGGCGAAGTAATAAAAATAAATACACCAAGCAGCGATAATGGTAGTGAAGTGGCAGCACTTGGTAGTGTAGATGTAATTGAAAATGCAATAAAATCATTGCCAAAAGATAAGATTGAGGAAATTGCAAACGCCCTGCATAAAGAAGAAATTACGAGCTTAATAAAAGAAGGTAAAATAAAATATATTGACAGTGTAACAAAAGTACCATGCCTAAGATACGGAGGAAGAGGAAATAGTTTTAACAGAGGAAGTAAATGGGAAATAGTAAAAGATTTAAAAGGATATAAACCACACGAAAAAGGTGGGGTAGATTTAAGTATTGGCAAAAATGGAGTAGAAGTAAGAAGCGGTGAATCTAAGTTTTATGCTAAGAATGGATTGTTATTTAGCGATGGCGACCCAATAGAAAAACGTATTGCTACTACATATTCAGAAGCAGAAGCATCAAAAATAAAAGAGCATGAGAAATTCCTTTCAGATTTTATTCAAAGCCCTAAGTATAAAGAAATGCTTTTAAAGCAATACGATGGAGATGGAAAAGCGGCAGATGAAAACATAAAGAAAAGATTGGAACAGCTAGAACTTACCAAATACGACAACACTCTTTTAAATAAAAAAACAGGAGAATATGAGAAAGATAGGTTTGTTCCATATACTGATAGTGGCAACCACTTGACCGCATTTACCGCAATGTCGGAAGAAGATAAGAAAGCAACAAAAGGAGATGTCTATTTACCGTCAAGCGCATTTACTTCAATGTATGACTACGAAGCACAAAAAAACGACCCAACCAATTTAGGGGGATATCCGTTAAACGCAAATGTACCCGCACACGAAATGACCCATAGAACATTAGGAGTTAATGATGAAAACATAACTCCTTATGCTAAAGAAAAAATAAAAAATATTATGGCGGGTACTTATAAACTTGCTGATGACATGGGAAACAAAAAAGGCGTTAATCCCGATAGCGACCCTACTGGACTAGGTGCTAAAAATATAAAAAACGAAAGCTATTGGCAACAACCAACAGAGGTTTTAGCTAGACTAAATTCTTTTAGAAAAGTATTATCAGATAATGGGGTTTACAATCCAAATACGGAAAATATAGACGCAGAAAAGTATACTGCATTTAAAAAATCTTTAAAAAACAGATTTGATATATTGAATAATATTCCAACAAGAAAAATGACAGAAGACGAGCGAAAAGAGTTTACAAAAATCATAGATATTGATGCGGGTCTTCATTATATGAACGATACTATTTTTAAAGACCAGAAACAAGAAAACGACAATAAGATAATGTGGATGCTAAACAATCTAGTCAAAAACGAAAACAAAGGAGAAGATTACAATGTTTAAAAATATAACCGTTGAGGCGGAACAAAATGAACTTATTTTGAAAAATAAAAAAGGCGATTATGTAATTATTCCCGCCAACAAAAGGAGTTGGGTTACAGCGAAACTAAAGCAAAACTGCCATACTTGTATAGATTCTTTAGTTGAAACTCTTCCAATAGCAAGTCAATATGCAGAATTTGGCAGTGTTTATTCAGACGAAGGAGATAACCCTTTATTTGGTAAAAAAGAAGGGAAAAAAGAAACAGCTTTTAAGAGCGATAAAGAGTTGTTAGAAATTGTTAAAGCAAAGAAAAAACTAGGGCATAGGGTTGGTTATGAAGACGCTGTGAGATACATAAAATTAAATGACCTAAAAGGGAAAGATTTGCATAAATTTGTGTCAGAAAGTGTAAAGCAAGGATTTAAAATGGGTAATGAAAAAGAATGGGTAAAAGAAGTTCCGAACAAAGACTATGTTTCACCTATTACCGAACAGCAAATTTTAGATTACAGAAAATACAACGAAACAACGGGAAGACTAAAAGCAGACCCTACTTTTAACGAACTAAAAACATTCTTAGAACAAAACCAATATACTCCAAATGGGGCGGGGCTAAAATCATCTGAAATGACAGGACAGCATATTTTAGATATGGCAAAAGCAAAAAAAGTTCCGATAGTTGCAAATAAAGATGGTACATTCTCAATAATGGATGACGAAAACACTTTTACCGATACAGATAAATCTTTTGCCAAAACAAGGATAATTCACCCTCAAGCAAAGTATATGAATACCCCATATACAAAAGGAAATGACATTGTAAATCACTACAATATGACAGTTCCTCCAACTTTTTCAAACAGAATACCTACCCCGCAAGAAGAAGCGGATTACTCACAAGGAAGATACTTCACAGAGGGGATGACACCCGAATTTAACAAGGTTTATGTTGATGCTTATTTAGACCCCAAAAATGCACAAACAGAAGAATCTTTAACTAACAAGGCAAATAACGAAGAATTAATTAATAGATATAAGCAAGTGAAAGAAATTGCTGACAAAATTAAATCGTACAAAGAATCAGACGAATATAAAAAAGAAATCGAACCATCATTTCTTAGTGTCAGAAAAATTCCAACTGGTGGTGCTGTATGGCAATTAGGCGGAGGACACACTAGAAAATTATATTAAAATTAAAATATGGCTTGTATATACATAATAAACGGAAAAGAATTTAGCGAAATAAATAAAAACGCTATAAATGAATTATTGGAAGCAAATTTAATTGAGCCAATAAATACCAAAACAATAGCAATGGCTTATAATGTTGCAAAACAAGATGGAACAAATCAAGAATTTACAGAAAAAGTTGAAGAGATAACCAATGACACCAACACAGAAAAGCAACTTCCTCCAAGCAATAGCGGAACACAAGTTACAGAACCCGTTAATAAAGAGAGTGAAGATAAGGTTGAAGCAAAACCGAAAGAAGAAAAGCCCCAATCGGGTATAAAACCAACCGAAACAGCCGAAACAGAAAAAACTATACCCGATAAGGTATTGCCGAAAGAAAAAGAATTAGATTCTACACGAAAAATAGAATTAGAAAAAATTAGCCCCACAACTACTTTTAGAGAATGGGAATCAAACGCAGTTAGTATAGAGAACATAGAAGTTGACATGGAAAGAGATAGGTCTATTTATGTTTTACCTAATAATATAACGGTTATAGAACAAAATGTTATGCCACGAAACGTATTCAAACCTTCTTATAGTACCCAAATATTAGACTTATTAGTAAAGACTACCAAAAAAAACAAAGAACTGCTTAAAAAATATAACGGTATTATAGATGAAGATTGGGGATATACAGCAGATGGTTTTGGATTGCCAGTATTCAATTCAATGGAAGATGCGTTTAATTTCGCAAAAGAACAAGGCGGAAATTTTTTAAACAAAAATTTTTTAGATTCCGATTCACCTACCACAGAAAACATAAAAGGCGAAACAGCCGAAACCGTTACTAAAAAAGAAACTAAGACAGACGAAAGTCCAGTTTTTGATGATAAAAACAAGACAAATGAAGTAGATTCAGAAAAATTACTTGCGCCTTTTGTAGAGGTAATCAACAATTCAAAAACAGTTGACGAAGCGTTTGAAAAAGTAAGTAAAATAAAAGATGTTCAGCAAGAAACAGCAGACGAATTTTCAAAAACTTACAACCCAAGTGGAAATAAATCACAGAAAGAAGCGTTTGCCGATTTCTATAATAAAGTAAAAGGAAGCGAAAAAGGCAAAACAACAGATGAAAAAATAGCTAGTGCCGAAAAAAGCATTAACGACATTCGTAACAAACTAAAAGAAAAGTTCAAAGTAAACTTACCCGAAGGAACACAAACCAAAGGATTTACAATGAATGAACTAATTGATGTAATAGCTGATACTGCAATACAAATAGCAAAAACAGGAATAGAAATAAACGAAGCGATAAAACAAGCTATTCAATTTTTAAAAGAAGAAGGCGATTTAGAAGGCTTTGACGAAACCGAAATTTTTGATAAAGCCAAAGAAGCGGTTATGACTGATAAGGAGAAAGCAACTGCAAAAGTTGAAATATTAGACGCTGACCAAAAAATGTTAGTTGACGATATTACCATTGCTGAAAATGACGAAGAAACTATACAAGGCGTAAAAGGCTTTATAGATTCCATGAATAGAGCAAAAGGACTTACTCAAGAAGAAAAAGACGCAATGAATGAGCGTTTAGGTAGGAACTACGAAGTGTTATCAAACGAGAAACTTGAACTAATTGGTAAGACTATTATTGAAGAATTAGGTGGATTAGACAAGGCACTATTAGAAGCGCAAAACGCTAAATCTGATTTATTGCCTTACATGAAAACCTTTATTCTAGGTCAAGCAATACTTGAAAATAAGAAATTAGAACAAAACGCTGCAACCCAAGAAGCCAAAAATAAATTTGCTGACATTCAAATAGATTTGTTTGATAAACTAGACAATCTTTCAAGGGATTTTGGTAGAGCAATTCAATACTTAAATAAACTTTATAACAAAAGCGCATTAGCGGTAACTAGGAAAGCTAAAAAGATTATAGCTGACAGAAACGGTGCAAACCAAATTAAAGCCGAACAAGCAGCCGATAAAATAGAAGCAGCAATATTTGAAGACGACAATACAGATTCAGCAAACGAAGCCTTACAAGACCTTTTAAACAACGAAAAGGAAAAAGTAAAAGAATTAGAAGCTGCTTACGAAAAACTTAAAAAACAAATTACTAATCCAACACCTCCAAGACCTACAAGTAAAAAAAGAGATTTAGGAGTAAGTATTGATAGAAAAGAAACTATTAAAAGACTTAAAGAAACTAAGTATAATGCTAATAGACAAAATATAATTCCTGTTGCACCTCCTAAACTAATGGAAACGCTAACTGACTTGACTACTGACTATATGCAAGAAGGACTTAGTGATTTTGAGGATATTCAGAAAAAACTTAAAAAAGATTTAGGTGGTTTACACTCTGAATATTACGCAGAAGCATACGAGAAATCAAAAGAAAAAGCAGTAAGTAAAGGAGTAAAAGAAACTGAATTTACCTCAACCGAGCAAGTAAATAACATTTTAGATAAGCAACGCAAAACAAGTGATGTTGCTAAACTAGCAAAAGCAAGTGAAAGATTAGCCAAAGCACAAGGCAATGCACCACAAACAGTTGCAAAGCGAGTAGTCAATGATGCTAAAACCTTTTTGAACGGTGAAACGACTAAAAAAGAAGGTGAATTGATTAATAAGTTAATTGCTAAAGTTTCAGCAATGGCAAAGGATAAATACAAAAGTAAGACATTAGGAAAAACAAGCCCTACTGATTTACTACTATTTGCTATTGAGAACAAAAAAGAAGGGAAGGAATTGTTTGATGCTGCTCAAAAAGAAGTAAATAATATTATTGAAAATGACAATAAACTGACAGAAAACGAGAAAGCTGATTTAAAACAGTTTTTAGAAAACTATCAAAAGTCAATATTTGATGCTTTGCTAACTAATAAAAACAAAGACTTAATTATAAAAGAAGCCTTAGTAAAATTGGGTTACGCAACACAAGATAGTAAAGGAAATATAGTAGCTGATTTAGGAAAAATTGCATTGAGCAAAAACACTCCTAAAGAAGCAATTGAAAAAGTTAAAGAAGCGATAAGTAATGAGTTGGGTTTAGACCCTAGCGAAATTGACGACTTACTAGCTGCTTTAGAAACAAGATTTAACGAACTTGTTCAAGCTAAAAAAGAAGCCAAAATAAACGCAGTAGTAAAAGCAAATGATAGATACAAAGCAGCTACACAGTTTTCAAACAAAGCAAGGAAAGATAAAATACGTTCACTAATTGAACTTTATAATGCGGGTGGTTTAACAAACGATAAGATTTTAGAAAAAATGGCTCGTGATTTAGGTATTATAGCCTTTACAGATAACGACCAAAAGATTATTGAAGACTTGTTACAACGTATTGACAATGCGGGAATAGGTTTTGTTAGTGCGGGTTTAGAAGAAGAACTACAAGCATACTTTGAACATATAGGCGGTACTTTCGCCATGAAAGAAATGTTTGAGCGTTGGAGAGCAAGATTACTTTCGGGTTTCATTACAACGGGCAAAAACTTAACGGGCTTTTTTGATACGGGATTTATGATTGGACACCAATTAATAGATTCCAATATGAACATGGATTTATTAAAAGGTAATGTTGAATTAAATATTTTAAAGGTAATCAAGCAAGCAAATAGAATTGGTGGAACATTAGCCTTAGAAAGTTTGGTAAACGGAAGTGTTGATAATGGAAGTGCTTTTGCTGAACAAACGGGGCAGAAAGAAGGAACACCAAGCGTAAGGTTTTTAGAGTTTCAAAAATATCACAACTATTGGACACCCGACTTACATGTAACTATAAAAGGCGTAACATTTAACCTAAACCCAATAAACGCTTTAAAGAAAAACGAAAAATACGTTCAAAGAGTTTTAGGTGCAACTGATAGTGTGAACCATACTATTTTGCAAGAAATGAAATCATACACTTTCACAAAGAGAGTAGTTATGAGAAACAACCCTAACATGAGTTCTAAAGAAGCTGCGAAAGTGGCTTATGAGATTATGTATAACCTAGATATTACAGAAGCAACAGCCGAAGCATCTAAAATATTTCAAGAAAAAGGATTAGACATAGAGAACAATAAAAGAGCGTTCAATAAATTAGTTTATAAATTAGCGCAAGATTCTACTATGCAAGCAGCAAGAGAACAAGCTATACAAGAGTTTACTAAATCAAATATTGAATATACTTCAAAAAGCGGAAAACTGAAATTAAACAGAAGAATAAATGAGATTACTCAACAACAAAGAGATATAGCGGTTTTAAATATTGCTACTGAATTTGCTTCGAGATATACTTATAAACAATCTGATGCTGGTGTGTTTCCTTTAGTAGCCAACTTAATTAAATATGTAAAAGATGTATTTCCTTTAATGGCAGCAAGGATTAGAAAAAATGCCAAAGGAACACCATACTCAAAACAAGCCAACAAAATAGCTAATGGTATTGAGGTAAGTGGGGAACTATTATTTACAAGTACAATGCCTTTTATAAATGGTGTAGCAAATATTCTTGAAAAAGGATTAGAGTTTAATCCGATTTACGGTGGAATAAAATCAGCAACCTATCTAGGACTAGCTTTAAATGCTAATAACAAAAAAGACACCGCAAAAGCAAGAGAACTTTCAGCGAAAAGCGGTGAAGTTATTTATAGAGTAGCAGTCGGAATGGTGTTAATGGCACTTTTGCAATCACTAGCAGACGATGATGGTGCAGACGATGAAAAAGCAATTTATGGACAAGGCGACAAGAACTTTAACAGAAATAAAGTTATAGAAACTGTTCGCCCTCAAAACACTATAAGAATAGGTGGGCGTGATATTTCATTCGATTTCTTTGGAACATTAGCAACTGAAATGAAAATTAGGTCAATTGCAAAGGATTTAAAAAGATACGCTGATAAAGAAATTACGAATACTCAATATATGGGTATGGTATTATCACAGATTATAAGTTCATCATTCACAAAAGGGCTTTCTGATATTGCAACCGCAGCTTCAAGCACAGCCCAAACGGGTAAATTAGCTACTTATTTTGAGAAAAAAGCAGCCGAACTAACTACTAGAATTATATTACCTTTTACAAGTTTTGTTCGCCAAGCGGGACAAGTAGCAGAACCCGAAGCTAAAAAAGCAATTGGTTTAAAAGAAAATATAATTAAACAAGCGGGAGTTGGTGGTTGGTTATTAAATAAACCGAACCTAGATTATAGAGGAAGGACTTATGATACGGGAGAACTTTATACAAGTAGTGCTAGTGGCGCAATGAATTTATTTGGAAGTAAGGTAAATAAAGACCCAATTGACGTTTGGGTTTTAAAAGCTGCAAATAATAACTTAGGAATTAGCGACATCAAAAAAGATAGTGATAAATTTTATTTAGTAGATAATGGTGACGGAACTTCACGCCCAATGACCGATGAAGAAACCTATGATGTTTCAGCAGAAGCAGCAAGAATATTTAACGGATTATTGGTTGACTACTATAACCACGAAAAGAACAGTCCTATTACAAAAATAAGCCAAGAGCAAGTTGCGAAAGATTTAAGCGAAAGACATAACGAAACTAAAAAAGCAGCGTTTAGAAAAATATTTAAAGGCAGCAAAAATGAAGATAAGTATTTAGAAGATAAATTTGATTGGTTGAAAAAAGACGAAGGTAAAGAAACTGAAATCAAAAGAGCAGCCGATGATATTGCTAATAATGTTAGCGAAGAAACTAAAGCATTGCGAGATAAATTGCCTAAAGATAAATACGATAAACAAATATTTTTGGCTAAAATGCTTCGCTCAATAGTAAACAAAACTACCACTTTAAAACAATGGAAAGAAGCGGGAATTATTAAAGACGACACAGAAAAAGACGAAATTATTAAATTGTCAAAATAACGAAAATATCATTCTTTTTACTTGTTTGTATGGTATTTTATATTACATTTGCAATAACGTTTCGCAGCCTTGCGATAGTTTGCGGTATTGGAACACGAAGTTGTCAACGCAGAAAAAAGCCAATAGGAGCAGTAGTTCCGAGAGGTAGCAAATTTTCGCAAGGGTGCTGTTAGCTGCTCGCCTTATGTATAAAAACATAATGTCAAAATTTAAATACGGTACTTTGTCAAGCATTGTTAGAGTGATTAGAGATTCAGACAAAAAAGAATTGCACGTTTATTTCTTAGGAATTAGGGTATATTACCTTAGTCGTTAATTTTTTCTAAAGCGTCTTTTGGAAACTCTTTTGTATGTGATTTGTTGTCGATGTCAAACCAAGTGCATTCAGCATAAGTTTCGTCCCAATCAAGTTTCTTTTCAACTCTTTTCCAAACCTTTGTATTGGTAATTGTCATTACTGGGCTGCCTGATTTTAGTTTAACAGTGTCGCCAATTTTAAATTTTGTTGTCATATTGTTTTTTGTTTAAGTGTGAGTTTAGTTAATGAGTGTCGTTTTACGTTGTCGGCACACACTATTTTGGTTTGGAAAATACTTGCTTTTTTGTCTTACCCAATAACACAAGACTGTCAATTTGATGGCGATAAATATGCAGTGTGTCGAGTAGTCTTTTTTGAGCTTCTTTGTCTGTCGAGTCTTTCTGCTGTTGCATATATGATGTATGATGTGTTGCTTTGTTAAAGTCGTAATTTAAAAAATCAATTATACAATTAGCGGAAATAATTAAAACAGTGGAAACCGCAGCAACCCATTGAATTATACTTGCAGTCTTTATAGCCTTGTTCGTTTCTAACGTGGATAGTGATAGCTGTTTAGATAATTCATGATTGTCTAAATTAAATAAATAATTATATCCCTTTTCCGTCAAACAAGTAAGTATTCTTGTATTGTCATAAGTAGCCCGAATACTTTTATTTAAACCACCCAAGTCGCTATAATTACAGTCTTTCATATAACCCTTATCTCTTAATGGATTTAGACAATACGTTTTTATGTCGTTGTAGTCAAAATTATGTAATTCGCTTATTTTTTTCAGAATAGGCGCAATATTAACATCTCCGTTATGGTAGTTGTCTTTTAAGAAACCTAATAATTCTAATTGTCCTTTATTGTCTCTCATACTCTGTCCTAAAGGTGGCAGCTAACAGAAGCTATGTGAAGTTTTTGAAAAAAATTGCATATAGCATTTTTTATTTATATATTTGAAACGTCAAGAAAAACGACATAAAAAAACAATGAGAACATACCGACTGTATTACACACAGAGAAACCGTAAAGGTGCAATTTTAGATGGAAGTTGCCAAAGAAAAGATGGACAGTATTACACTATCCTTACAACAGGAGAAATTAAAAAAGGAGTAGAACATACTCGAAAAGTAGGCGAAATTTGGAACTTTAAACTTTCAACATTTTTGCAAATCCCTTTACTAGACAAAGTGGATAAATTCTCTTGGGGTTTAATTCACGTTCCCGAAGCCCACGACATTGCCAAAATGGATAATGAAATGGAAAGAAACCAAGCTGTAAAAATGCAGAACTTAGTTAAGTTTGTTAAATTACACCCATTAGTTGCAGAGTATCATTCAGTAACAAAAGAGCAGTTAAACATAAACTTTAGCGTAGGACTTACAAGAGGAATTAACTTTGTATTGGTTGATGAAACAGCAATTGAAGAAAAAGCGTTTAATACCAATCGTGAGCAAACAAAAGCAATTTTATTATTAGACGAAATCTACGATACTTGCATAGAATCAAAAGACTTTACAGAACTTGTAGATATTTGTTTCGGACTAAACTTAGCCATTAAACCACAGCTAAACGAACCAATGGTGAACTACAATAAAGCCAAAGAATTTATCAATCATTCACCAAAAAGATTTGTTGACTTTGTTTCAAAGAAAAACGAAAGCCAATATCTAATTGTGTTTAGGAAAGCAATTACAGAACTTAAAAAAGGCAGTAATCCAATTATCACTTTTAAAAACGGTAACTACTATTTTGGAGAACAAATAATTGGTAAAGACGAAACAGAAGTAATTTACTTCTTTAAAACCAATACTAAGGTGTTCGATTATCTTTTAGCAGCAACACAGGGGAAACTTACAAGCGAAGAAGTGTCCGATAAAATAGACATTGAATTAGGCGCACAAGAAAGTGGACACGTTGAAGAAGAAGCTGTAATTGAAACCAATACAGATATTGTAGAGGAAATTACTCAAGCAGTTGACAAATGTATTGAACGCTTAGAAAAACATAAAGGAAAGGCGACTTTCGATAACCTTAAAGACAAGATAAAAGTTGAAGCAAACGCTTACAATGAAACTGAAAAAATAATGTTCATTGATGTTTTTAACGCTAAAACTAAACTCAAAAATATAGAGTTTTCTTTATAACACTCACACAGAAAGCCCTAGATTTAACTATTTAGGGCTTTTTTAAAACATTTATAATCCAAGTATATCGGTAATAATTTAAAGGTTTGAGGTAGGTAAGTAAAAATGTTACCCCTACCCCTAAAGAAGTAACACTCTTACTCAAAATGTCTATCGTATAATGAACTCAATAGGAATCGGTTTTGGCTTTAAAAGGAAAATGTTACATCCATGCTTTAAATTTAAAAGAAATAATTTGGTAATCGTAATTAGCGAATGGTATATAACCTCGCCACAGACCAATGGAAGCGTTTTTGAAGTAGGCGTAAAAAAAGCCTTAAAGGGTAGGACTTTGAGGCTTTCGGTTTAATTGCTCAAACCTTGTAATGTAATATCTTGTGTTTTAGTCCTACCCTTAACAACACAGCAAATATAATATTTATTTTAAACAATGCAAATAAAAAATACACTATGTCGAAATTATTCGTAAAACCACAACGACCTAAAAGGAAGAAGAAGCTAAATATAATCTTCAATCTATTCTCGTTTTGCCCTTTAGAAGATGCAGACTACAATTGTTTTATTTCATTCAGATACTACCAAAGAAAAAATGAAGAGTTTTTTGCTTGGGCTTACACAATAAAATCAAAGAATGAAATTATTAAACAAGATAGAAGCCAAGTACATTATCACGAAGGAATTAGTGAGTTTTCGCTTACCTATACAGCAATTAGCAGAATATTTGATTATTTTATTTCAAACGATTTAGTAGAAGCGAAGATTAATTTATTTTCCGAAAGTCCATTAGTATTTGACCAAATGGCGGGGAATGTAAGAATAAATCCAAAAGCCTACTGCGCTGATTTAGCTTGGGAAATTCAAGACAAAATGGTTGAGTTTTACAATTTAAGACTGAACTTTATAACAAGAACTGCGAATATTGAGAATTACAATTATATTCACGAATTAGTTTAAAGTACCTCTATTTCGTTTCGTATTTGGTCAAGATAATTATTATAGCCATCTGAATTAAGCGGGTTTTCTCTAGCAAAAGCTACTGCGCTTAAAGCACATTTCTTAGCTATGAGTGATTTCTTATCGTCTGTCCAACCTTCTAGCATTGGCAAATAAGTCTAAACTAATTTTTCTGCTTTGTCTTTCGGGTTTAAGTATTCCATTATTATCCTTTGTTCTGTATTCTGTACCATGTTTTAATTATTAAATTTCTAAGTATCTCGTAGGCTATTATGCCAAGTGCTATGTTTATTATCATGCTTTTATGTGTTGGTAAATAGTTTTAAGCGTATAATTAATGCTGTTTTCGTTCAGCTTCACCTTAATATCTTTTGCAGCCATTCCATTTTTAGCATAGGCTTTGATTAGTTCTACTCCAACAGGATTGCGTTTATTGTAAACCCTATTAGAAGCAACGATACTCATTTGTTTTTTAGCGTATTCTTTACATTGCATAAGAGGGTTTCCAAGAGAAGTAATTGTATTCCCTTTTTTGGTAACGTAAACCTTGTCTTTTTTAAGTCTGTTTTTTATAGAGTTCAAGCCATTAACGGTTCTCTCGGAAATCATTTTGCGCTCACGTTCTGCGAGAGAAGCAAATATATGCAAAGTGAAATTATCAACCTCTTTAAAATCCGCACATATAAACTTAACTTTGCTTTCCATTAGCGAACTAATAAAGTAAACATTTCTCGAAAGCCTATCAAGTTTAGCCACAACTAAAGTAGCGTTATGTAGCTTACACATATTTATTGCTTCCAAAAGCATAGGTCTATTGTTCTTTTTGCCTGATTCTATTTCGGTAAAAGACTTAATCACAATACCACTATCAGTTATTTGCTTCACAGCCTTCTCTTGCGCTTCTAAACCAAGACCGCTTTGACCTTGTTCTTTGGTAGAAACTCTTTTATAAGCCACATATTTTTCATCGTTTTGCATGGTTCAAAGTTAAATTCTTACTTTGTATTTCATAATAAATTATTCTCACAAAAGAAAAACGCATTGGTATTCAGATAAATAAAATATATTTAAATATATTTTAGTGATACTACTAGCAATTACGGTTGGTAATATTATTTTTGCTTGACCAAAAAGAAATAAATAAAATGAAACAATCAAAATTAACCGAAGAAACGAAAGCAATCTTGTTGCACGATGACAACCAAGAGAAACTAGCTGAACTAGCAAAAGAGTTTGGGATAAAAGCTGTAAGCATGATAAAAAACATCAAACAAGACAGTAGATTATTAACACAGCCTTGTTATTTAACAGCAATAAAGAAACACTTTAAGATGCCTAATAAAATGGTGCTTACAGAAGATTTTATCGTGGATGATTATTTTTTAAGTAAACATAACTAGGGAAATATATGAGTAATTTAGCAAGCATCCAAAAAATACTTTGGAAAAGAGAAATAGAATATTTTTCAGAGCGTAGAGAACATAAAAACAAAAGAAAATGAAAACATACAAAGAATTAGAACCATTAGTAATACAATGGGCAGCAGACAAAGGAATTTTAGACAAAGCAACTCCAATAGCACAAGCAAACAAAACTTCGGAAGAACTTGAAGAATTAATTGAAGCTATTTACAATAATGATAAAGAAGAAATCATTGATGCTTTAGGAGATATTTTAGTTACTATTATTATTCAAGCAGAATTACAAGGTTTAAAACTAGAAAACTGCCTAGAAAGTGCTTATAACGTAATAGCCAAAAGAACGGGGAAAATGGAGAACGGATTTTTCATAAAGGACAAATAACTATGATACAATACTCAAGCAAATACAAATTATTACTAAGGCTAATAACAAGCCCTATTATCCTAGCACTAATGCTAGTTACCTACTTAGTGAACACTATTAAAATGTTCGTTATGTTTATCAGATACGGTGGAGAGTGGATTACTTATGATAAAACCGATATAGAAGCAATTAAAGATATTTTTCAAAAGCTAAAAGAAAACAATAATGAGTAACATACAATTTGATTGCGAAGTAACGGAGTATGCAATCCTCCCAAATAAAGACAACAGCGAAAATTGTTTTGTATTAAGCGATAAGTGCATGATTATAAACTTTATGAGTACAAAAGGCTTAGGAGAAGAAGTAATCCTAATGCAATCAGAAATTGAGCGAAAAGACGCTCTTGAACTTGCTAAACTAATTATTCTAAAATACAGCTAAATATGGTAATTGAATTTAACATACTACACTCTACTGAAAAAACTAGAGAACTAAATAAACTAGATATTGATTATCCTTTATCAGATTGCGATGTAAGACCAATAACATTCTACCACATAAACGCTATTGGAACTCACTTTGACCGAAACGATAACGACAAAGAATATGTAGAAATACACACTAACGGAAATGAATTTATTGTAGCCGACTTAGATTACTTAGAAGTAAAAAGAAAGCTATCAATTTTTTAACCAAAAAAGCCCTACTAAAACTAATTAGCGGGGCTTTTTGTTTAGTTCATATCGTTTTCTCTCCAATAATCAAAAACATCGGGATTTGTTGGGACTGCTTTTGAGTGACCAGTTCCATCGCTTATGTGATGAAGTTTCTCTAATCTAGTTTCTTCTTCCGCTATCATTTGTGTAAGCATTAACGAAGCCTTAACGACCAAATTTGTGTCGAAAATATGCTTTACTGCTTTTAGGGTTTTAAGGTCGTAATTGTTGCTCATTAGTATATATTGCTGATTATAAGTTAGTTATCAAAAAGGCAACGGATTTCCATCATCTTCTACTTCACTAAAACTAGGCTCACCTTTCACTAATGGTCTTTCTAATGGCGCACTAGGCGTATTGCTTTGCGTAGGTGCTGAATTTTTCTGTTCCCATATATTCCAAGCTGTGTTTTGGTTATACCAACGACCATTATATTCACGACTTTCTATGTTGAATTTAACATCGCATAAAGTACCAATCTTAGGTACGTTTAACTTTTCGCTCATTATTTGGAAGCATACTTTTTTAGCGTACTGCTCTTCGGTTTCAATCACGAACTGTTTTTTAATCATTTGTCCACCATCTTTTTTATTGATAGTTTCTTCGGGTAGTATCAAAACCACACGCCCTTTTAAGGATAAACCTTCTTTTTTGTCTTCTGCCATTATTTAAATATTTATAGCACAAAAATAACACAATAATTTACTTAAACAAATTTATTTCAAAAAAAATGTTGCAATTTATAAACATTTCATTATATTTGTTGCATGATACAAGTAGATAGCAATAATCAAGTTGACGGAAGGGCTTTACATGAGTTTGTAGAAGTAAAAACAAGATATAGACATTGGGTTAGAAGGTGTATAGATTACGCTGATTTAGTAGAAGGAAAAGACTACTGTTCAAAACTGACCACTGGGGAAAAAGGCGGTTCACCCGCTATGCACCACACATTTACAATTGACGCTGCAAAAGAAATATGTATTGTTTCAGCAACACCAAAAGCAAAAGAACTTCGCAGATGGTTAATTGGACTTTCAAACAAAGTAGAGAATGGCGAATTATTTTCGGCTGAACAAATCATTTACATTACAAAGCTAAAAGAAGTTTTCAAATACATTGACGAGTGCGAAAAGCAAACCAAAAATCACATGGGAGTATTTGTAGAAAACAACCCTGATTTAAAAAATGTTTATGCTGAATTTCATAGTATGAGAAATAATGCTTTAAATATTCACCCAAATACAATTGACCAAAGAATAAAAGAATGGTGCATATTAAATAACAAGGCTTCAACTAAAAGCAATATGACTAAAAATGATAAGATACTATTACTAGATAAGTATGATGTACTTAGAAATGGTGTTTGGGATTTCCTTAAAGCAAAGCAATCAAGATGGGCTGATAATGTAGCTAACTTAGTAAAAGCAATGGCTAAAACAGAAAATATTGAAATGCACCGAAACAATGAAGAAACATTATTCCAAAAATATCAAGAATTACCACCAATAGAAAACAACCTTTTAAACTAATGAAAATAGCAAGACCTAAAACAGAACGCTACCATAACTTTGCCGAAGGAGATTGCGGAAATCCGATAGACCGAAAAGGAATACATTTATGTTTTTTTAAAAAAGGTGATTGGAAAAGAGTTGGTAGAAAAAAGTTTTTTAGAAATTTATTTAAAACATTAGATAAAATAGAACAATGAAAATAGATTATTTAGAATTATTAAAAGAGCAGAGAGAAAACTGTGTTAAAGAGTACGAATCTTATTATGCGGGGAGTAAAGAAGATTTTGCCCCGCAATGTGTTATTGATAGTATTAGAAACGCAGCAATACCTACTCAAGTTGATTTAATTGAAAATTTTCATTCCCACATTTGTCAATTAATAATGGAAATAGATTTATACCAAAACGAACTTTCGCCACTAAGGAAAAGTAATTCATTTTTAAAACTAAAAGAATTTACCGATAGTGAATTTAGTAGAAAATATGTAGTAGCAGAAGAATTTAAAAACATTTTTGAAAACAAATAATATGATAAACGCAAATCAAATAAAAATAGGAAATTTAGCCTATTACAAATATTGGAATCCTGACCCAAAAAATCCTGATTGGGCTTATGAAGTAGTTGAGGTAGTTGGTATTTTTAAATATACATTTTATTTTAAATATCTAAATTCTGAAAAAATAATAAAATCAAAGGAATTATATCCAATACCGTTAAAAGAAGAATGGTTACTAGAGCATGGTTTTATAGTAGAACAATTTGATTACAAGATACCTATTTCAGAGTGTGGAGTAGTTTGGCTTACTTTAATTCCACAAGACGATATGTGTACTGCTTATTCAGTATGTGTTTCACAAATAGATGATGAAGAAGATGATTCGTTTGTCTTCTTAACAGATATAAGCTATGTGCATCAAATACAAAACTTTTACTTTTCACAAACTAACAAAGAACTATAAACTTTTTTAAAAAACTTCTTGCAAAACAAAAATATTTTGTTCATATTTGCAAGGTTGTTAGACGGGGGTTTAATTAACACAAGACATTTTATATAAAACAAGTTCGTATCTTATGGACTTAAAAGCCTTAAAACCCCCGTCTTAGGGCTTTTTTTATGCCTACTCAACAATAGGTATTGTATGAATTGTATATCTATTGGCTAAGTGATTTTAACGCCACAATCAAAAACAACCATGTAAAATAATCCTAGTTTTAAACCAATCCAAGCAATGTTTAGCCGACAACTTGGGCGTGGAGTGAAAGAGATAACCAAAACTAGGGGGTTTCGCATACCCAAGATGTCTAGCAGTACATCATTCTTTATTTTACCGATATAGTTTAAGGCAATCACTAAATAAGTCTTAATCAAATGCTAGTTGGAGCAGCCCCTCCCTCCACGCATAAGGCTACTGCTATGTTTAAAGTTTAAAAAATAGTTTAGTTATTTAGTTTGATTCTAAATTACAACAAATAAAAATAAATATTGGAATTACTTGAAAACAAATCAAACGGTTCATAAACTTCGATAAGTTGAACTTTATAAAACAGATAATATTCCGATTTATAAAACCCACGATATTGGTTTTTATATAATTGTGGATAACTTTTAACTAAATATATTTGCGTAATTGGTTTGATTTATTATCTTTGTGGCATGAAGATAAGTATAGAAAAATTCAATAAGGAAAGTTTTGGTTCGCTAACTACATTTACAAATAATGAAAGTGGGGTAACAATGTTTTTAGGAACTGAAATTGCAAATATTTGGGGGCATACAAATTTAACTCAAGCAATAAAAGCAGCAAGTTTGGATAATAATGAATACAAAGTAATTAATCTTAAAAACTTTAAGGATTTTAAAAAACAACTGACTAACTCAAAATTAGTCGGTGGGAGAGCGTCTTCTGTTACATTATTATCGGAAAGTGGAATGTATAAATTAGCACTTGCTTCAAGTTTAGAAGCAGCACAACCATTTAAAGATTGGGTAACAAAAGAAGTTTTACCAAGTATAAGAAAATTTGGTAGCTATAATTTAAAAATTACTAAAGCAGAACTAAACGCTCAAACAGATAGAATAACACAATTAAATAATAGTAAGCTAGTAAATACTGAAAACTTTAAAAAGAAAGGCGTTAAAGCAATTATTGATTACAATAAAGCAAACTGCAAGCAAGTTAGCGGACTTGAACCAAAGCAAGTAAAAGAAATGTTTAATGCCAAAAAAGGCACATCGGCAAAAGAATTATTTAGAGAACATAAACCCGAAATGGCAGCAGTAATGAGTTTGAATGACCATTTGGTAATTAATCATCATGTAGATTTAGAGCAATTACGAGAACTTGACAAAGCATTTTTGCCCGCATTTAAAGAATTGAATAAATTAGGAATAGAAATAACAGATTAAATAACATGAAAAAGATAAAAGAAGGCACAATATTAATAGCCATAAACGAATGTATAATGAATGAGAGTTCGTTTGAAAATGCAGGAAAACCAGCTTTAATTATAGGAAAAGAATATGTAGTTAAAGAAGTAACCAGAAATCAAATATTAATTGAATCAGAATTAGATGAAAACCATTTTTTTGAAATAAAAAGTATAGACGAATTTTTCACAGCAAAGTAACATGGAAACACAAGCAGCACCAATAGACGAGTTAGAAGTAAAAGCAAAGTTAGAAAAATCGCTAAGTGAAATGGGCGTAATGTGCTATATTATTAGCAAGCATAATCAAGAGTACCTAGACAGTATTTACGGAATGAGAAAACTAATGATTAGCAAGGAATTTTCGGTGATGAATAGACTTAGAATAGCTAATCAAGATTTTGTTACTAAAACCGATAAATCACTAAAAAAAGCTAACTTAGACATATCTAAGATTGAGGAATTAGTTACAGATATGCTCGAAAAAATAGAACTTGAATTTAAAAAATTATAATTATGAACGGAATAGACCCATTCTTAGCACATAAAATGCTAGAAAATAAACAAAACGAATTGCCAAAACAACCTACATTTGAACTATTAGATAACTTAAAGCGTAAAGTTGAGCAAGAAACATTTACTGAAATGATAACCTTTGCAGATAAGATAAAAGCCTTACAAAACAACTTTAAAGAAGCAATGGATAGGACAAACGGAGTAATTTCAACTTCAATGAATGTACACACAAAAGTTTCAAAAAAACTAGCGTACAAAGGGCATTGGATATTAGTAGATAGTAAAATAAGTGACGAAGATTTTAACGAATTAAAGGAGAAACTAAAATGAGAGATTTAGAATTTATAAAATGGTATTCGGGAATGAGCGAAGAAAAAATTATAGCTGCTTATAAAAGATGGCTAAAAGAAACTAATAGAGTTGTAATAATTACTAAGAACGACAACGAAGAAACAAAAAAGCTAAAACAATTATTAATTGATACCCCTTTTTAAATAAAATTATGGGAAACATAAAATACTTAGCAGCATATTTGCCTTACGATGTAAAGGTGTATATTCACGGAATAGATTACACGTTAACTATTGAAGACGAAAACGATACAGTAGGTATGATGGACGTTATTGAATGCGGTCATAAATTAGTTTTACGCCCACTATCAGAAGTAGAAAGTGATGAAGAAGTTACACCCGAAGAATTACAGAAATGCTGTTATTCTTATGTAGAACATTTACTATCAAATCATTTTGACGTTTTTGGCATGATACCTAAAGGATTGGCAATTGATATAAATACGATTTAATATGACACAGAAAGAAATAATTAAATACCTAAAAGATGGGTATAAAATAGAAACATCAGAAAGATTTACTGAATCGGGTTATTATGTAAAACTAATAAAAGAGGATAAATATTTTCATCTTGACATGAAAAACTTACAGCCTCTTATAAATAAGAATATTATAAAGATAGATAAAAAGTATGAAACTTCGTTAAATACTTCTAATAAAACTTTTCATAATGAGCATAAAGTATATACAATCGTCTGAACTAATTGATATTTTATACTATTTAGCTATTTGGCAGTTTCTTACACTATGCGGGATTGCTATTTACGATTTACTTAAATATTTAATAAAAAAATGGAAAATAACTTTATAAAAACAGAAGGAAATCCAATTATTAAAGATAATCCAAAAGGACTTACACTCAAAGACCTTGAAAAAACTTTTGATGAAATTACCAACAAACTTAAAAAGCAAACAGAAAAGGAAACAGAGTTTTACAGAACTTGTTTAGATAAAGGATTTATAAAAGAAAATAACTTAACTTTAAACTTTTGCACTAACGAAAAATGTGAATCATGTAGAACTTTACAAGCTGCAATAAGGAGAGAATTTAAAGAATGGAAAGCGAAAGACCACTTGACAAAGTAGAAGCCGATAGAAAAAGAATAGTTGACCTTATCAACGCTAAATACAACACTAAGGTAGAAAAGCCAGTAGTAGTAGTTAAGACTTGGACTAAGGAAAAATTAGACGATAGCGATATTAAAGTAGAAAAATCCGAAAAAGGCAAAAAAAATCCGAAAATAGAAAAGACTAAAATACAAACAGAATTATTTTAAATTATGGAAGACATAGATATAGTTTTTAAAAACGTAATTAAATTAGTTGAAGAAGGTTTAGGTATAAACGAAGCCTTAATTAAACTAAGTTTTAACAGAACGACTTTTTATAGAAAAATAAGTAAAGAGCAAAAGCAATTATTACAAATCACAAAAACAGCGAATACAAAAAAATGGAGTTGGGGATTAGAAATATAAAACTGTATAAATGATAAAAGTCAAACCTAAGAAACCAAAACTTTGCGCTGTATGCGAAAAAGAATTTAAGCAGTATCGTTCAACAGATAAGGTTTGCGGAGTGGATTGTGCAATTGAATACGGGAGGACTAAGCCAACCAAAATAAGCAAAACAGCACAAAGAGAACCACTAAAAACACTATCTGACTATCGTAAAGAACTAGAGCAAAAAATAAATTTAATAGTAAGGCTAATTGACTTAAATCAACCATGTATTAGTTGTGGTAGAGTTGCCAATAAACCATTTGCAGGACACTATCATTCAGTAGGCAGCAACGAATCTCTAAGGTTCAACCTATTTAATATTTTTCTACAATGCTTCTCTTGTAATGGATTTAAGGGTGGTATGCTTTTAGATTACGGTAAGGGCTTGAGAAATATTTACGGGAACGAAATAAAAGAATACTGCGAATTTACGATAGTGAGCGAATATAAGGCAGTGAAATTAAATCAAGACGAAATAGTTGAAGCTACAAAAAAAGCAAGTGAAATAGTAAAACAGCTTATAAAAGCAGATAAAGATTACACTGCAACAGAAAGAATTGAAATGCGAAAACATTTTAATCAAATTATTGCAATTTATACATAACTTTGCATTTAGGATAAAAAATTTTATCTTGCGCTCATGTACGGAAGTGATATAAACCTTAAATTTGAAACACTATTAGACGAGAATTATAGTGGATATTGGGATTCGTCCGATAAGAACATATTTTTTGCAACTGCAATCAATACTGTTACGACTGACTTAATCAAGAAGTTTCAGTCAAATAATGTTGACTTAACAAGGCTAATGCCATTGCTTCAAAAAAGCACACCAATAGCTTCACCCGCTTCAAACGTAATTGATATTTCAAAAGCAAGTTCAGTTATTCCTAACTTAAAGCAAGTATTAATAGTTGACCCTACATTCAACTCAACACAACAAACAATAAGAACAACACCCGTTTCTTACGCTGATTTCGGTGCTATTTATAGTCAAGGAACAGTTCGTTACCCAAAATATATTTTAAGTGCTGACGGTATTGATATTTACCCAAAAACACCCGCTATTACAACTTGTACTGTTTGGTATGTAAGCGAACCTATTTATATTGATGTAGCAGACAACTCAACAGTTATTCCTTACACAGATGAAATGGTAGAATTAATTATTAAAGCAGCAATTATAGAAGCTACTAAGAGTACGAGGGAGTTTTCTATGACAGGTATTGAACAACAATCATTAATTAGAGAAATGTAATGTTATTATCAGAAATCACAGAAAGAATAGTAAGGGCTTGTCAAGGCGGAAAAGCCAAAGACGAAACCGAAATAGATTTTGAATACGTTGAAAGTAAAGTCCAAAAATGGCGACAAGCTGCAATGTCTATCCTATATAATGGAAGTAGAGAACAAGCAGCAAACAGCTTTATTTCGCCCGATTGGTATCAAACAGTAACAGTTTCAATACCTAGTGGACAAAGCAATAACAATAAATCATACATTTCAGCAACAGTTCCAAGTGTTATTAGAATAAATAATAATACAGACGGATTTGTTTTTGTGGGAGATGATGATGATACAGTAGCTTTTATAAGAATAAGTTCACCAAGTTACGCTAGTGATTTAATGAGTAGAGGTGATTTGAATGAAGACGTAATTGGATTCGTAATACTAGCAAATGACATTAGATTTTACGGAAACAAACAACTTGAAACATTTACTATTCAAGGAATACTGTCTAATCCATTAGACGATACAAACTTCAATATTGATACTGACCCTTACCCCGTAAGTGAAGACGTAATTTCAGTAATTGAAAGAATTGCAATGCAAGAATTATTACAAGAAGGTAGTACACCCGAAGATTTAATTAACGATGGTGTTGATACAAAAGACAGACGAATAAATAAAGCAAACACAGTATGAGTATAGCAATTGGAGAAGAAACATCAATAGAATCGGTGCTTACAAGTGTTAAGGAAGAACTTGATTTAAAAAATACTACTAACGAAGATTTTTATTTACGCAGACTAATTAAAGAAACTGAACGTAATATATTTTCATTAGACCAAACTATTCAAAGTAGTGAAATATTAGACATTGAAAATAATATGGCAAAATTACCATGTGATTTTGTAATGTTCAATATAACGGGTGGAATTAGATTTATAGGAGTTGATAATATGCCAGTTGGATTTTGGATTTACCCAACAAATATTAGAAGACCATTTTTTACAAATAATAGCGGTTACGGTTGGAGTACAGTTCAACAAAACAAACAATGTTTATATTTTGACGGATATTACAATGGTGTTGATAATTCACTACCTAGTAATAAAGTAGAAGTAGGTGGTTTATTTTTAAGAAAGAATGATTTAGGCGGAATGTATATCCCAATGTTACACGAAAGAGCCTTGATTGATACTACTTGCTATAAATTTATACGTTCAAGAATAAACAACAAGCAATTTGGGTTTTTACTTGCACAAATGGAAGACTATAAAAGAGCATCAAGTTGGGGAATAAAAGCAGCAACCGCAAAAAGTAAAATGCCTGACGCAAATCAAAAACAAATATTAGCACAAGTTTGGAACCAATTACTACCGAATGGCACAAGATAACGACATAGTACAAAATATAAATACCTTTAAAGGAGGTATGAATAAAGACTTAGCGCAAGAGAATATTCCAAACGAACAATATCTTGATGCTAATGATATAAAAGTTACATCAGACGAAGAAAACAATATAGTTCGTATTGGTGGGGCTAATTCTATGCTAACATTTGCATTACCTAGTAGTAAAACAAATAATACAAACCAAATTTTTTCTGCAAGACTAGATGTATCTGCAATAAACATAGACCATACTTTTACTGCTTATGGACTAACTTATGGGGCGTTTTCAAGCATGGGAGCGACACAAGGACTAAGGGCGGTTGATTTGCAAACACAAATAGAATCTGCGACTACTTTTACTGTTGATATAGTAAGTATTTCAGACGGTATGGCAAATTGTTTAATGTATGTAGCAGGGGAATTTCAAACCTTAGTTTTAACTTTAAAAATTGGAAGTGGTGCAACCAAAACAATGGTTGTATTACAAGAAAACTACAATTATATAGGTGCTAGTTATGCTGATGTAGTATGCGCTAAAGCAATAGGCGATGATTTATTTATGCTTGTAAACATAAATGGAACAGGAATGATTGCTGTGGCTAAAAAAGACGAAGCAAATAATACTTGGGCTACTACAAGACTACTTCAAACCACTAAACTATCATTTGATAAAAACAACGTAACCTTTTTAAAACTAGAACAAAACAACAGTTACATAAATTTATATTGGGTTGACGGTGCTGATAAACCTAGAGTTTTTAGTATTTTAAAACAAGACACTTGGGTTACAGATAGCGCATTAAGATACACAACAAGTAATTTTGTAACAGGAAATTTAGACGCTTTATACCAATACGGAACAGTAGAACAGCAAACTTCATTACAAGTATTTAACAACCAAACTAGAATAACTGATGTAGTAGTAAATGATACTGCGGGATTTTTTAAAAGTGCGAATACGCAATTAGCAATAAGATATAAAATAGGCGGAACTTATACGGAGTTTAGTTTACTTACAAACCAATTTCCTGTATTTTTTCGTTCTCAAACCGATGCAATAGGAGGTGGTGGAGTACCAAATATTGACACAACAAAATCTTTAACTATTACTATTGACAAGGCAAAAGATAGCTTATACGAGTTATTTCAGATAGGAGTAATTCAACAAGTTGGATTAACTAAAAGTGCTTATGTATTAGGGGATTTCCCAATATTAGGCGAAACTTTTGAAATTACTATTTCAGGAAACGAGAACAAGCAATCTATTGACATAAATGAATTATTAGCGGTTTCGCCCGCTTTAAAAACAGCGCACTTAAACGAAATAATGGAAAACAAATATTTCTTAGGTAGAGTTGAAACTGCTAGTAGTTATTATCCTGACGTAGCCGATTGGGTTGAAAATACAGTTTTTGCAAGTGGAAATATTAGTATAGTAGCGAATGAAATTGATTCAGTTTTTGTTTCTACTTCGCTACCCGCAGCATTGCCAAGTAAAGAATATTACGATGTCCAAAATTGTTTAAACACTGTTGGCTATATGTATAATGAACTATACAGATTTGGGTTAAAAGTTTACTTTAAAAGCGGAGTAGTTCAAACTTATTTTGGTGCAGACATAAAAATAGAAGCAGATATTACAAGTAAATTAGGGAACTTGACAAATGCTGCGGGTACAAAAACTTATGTTTATTCACCAAGAATAAATTCCATAAATTTTGCAACTGCCCCTAGTATAGATGGCATTTCTTTTATTGATGCTATCGAAACAGTCGAAGTAGTAAGACAAGAATGTGTACGAGATATTGTAGATACTGGATATATCTTAGTTGGAGTGGAAGATGAAATCGTAAGTGGCTCTTCGTACATAAAGACAGGAACGCTGTTTGCTAATAATGCTTATGCGGGTACTATACTTATAGATAACCAAAAAATGACATTTGTTTCGCAAGGAATTTTATTAGACAATCAAAGTATTTCACCTAATCAAAATATTAGAAGTTTTGGAAGTCCTGATAGTATATTACAGCTTTCCTTTAACGGAGGATTAGAAAACTATAATGGTTTTTTCAAGACAGTTCCAACATTTTCAACTTCTTTAATTGAAAGCGCAGGAACAATAGGATTTAATGGTAGGCTATTGACTGCTGCTAATCAGTATATAGACTGTACCGATTCAACAACTTTTTATATTAACAATTCAAAATGTTTTGGTTTAGCATCGGCAACAGGAATAGTTAATACAAGTTCTAATACCGATGTTTACGGGTATTATGCTCAAATATATATAGGGATTAGCGATGATAGGTATGGGAACAAATACACAGGTAAATATTTTAGTACAGGCTGCTTTATTAATGTTTCAATTGCGTCAACAACAAATCAATTAGTATTTGGTGGCGATACATATACACAAAGAAGTTTCCAAAAGGTAGTTTACAAGGAATATGATGTAATGCCTATTTTTCCATTTACTGTTCTTAGTAGTCCTTATGCAGTATCATATTATTCTCAAAACAGAGTAAACTCACAGCTTGAATATATTACACCAACTTCATCACAGTTTGTATATCCTTTGAATACTAATTTTATAGGAGATTGGTTTAATACTTTACCAACAGCACAAGAAGAAAGACTTTATGACGGAAGTTTTACAAACCTAAATACTTTACGAACTTCACAAGCGTTTAACCCAAGTATTCCCGAAGTAACAGATTACTTTTCAACAGTATTTTGGAGTGAGCAAAAACTAGAAGGAGATTTATCAGACCCTTACCGAGTATTTAAATTCTCAAACCAAAAAGCGTTTGAAATGTCAGACGGCATTTTAACGGGAATGTATAGAATAAGAGAAGTATTAGCAATTATACAAGAAAGAGGTTTTAAAGTACAACCAATTAGCCCAAATATAGCAATACAAGGACAAGACGTTGCTGACTTAATTTTAGGAACAGGAACGGTTATGGGTACTAAGGAAATGTCTATTTCTCGTAACGGTGCAAAGTATAAAACATCAAGCACTTGGTATCTATCAAAAAGTGGTACAGAATACATAGCCTTTTACGATAGTGATAACAAAAAGATTATTCGTTACGGAGTTGATGGGATTAAACAGATTTCAGAAACTAACTTTGTGGCAAACTTTTTACTGAATAATACCAAATATTTAGATGGCGAATATTCGATGTATGTAGGCTATAATTCTTATACAGACGAAGTATTATTTATAGCAAAAGCTGACTTAGGTTCGGTTTATAATAGTGCAAGTAATTATACTGAGGGTCAAATAGCTTGGCAAAAAGCTAGAGATAATACAAGTAACTTTGATTATGATGACAGTAAATATTATTTCCAAGCGTTAATTAACAATACGAATGTTCCTTTAAACTATACGGGTTCAACTTTCAATACTTGGAAAGAGTACAGAAACTCAAATTTTATGTTAGCCTTTAACGAAAAGTGGAATATGTTTTCAACATTCTATACTTTTAAACCTAGAATTACTGCAACTTATTTGAATAAAATGATTGGGTTTTTCCCTTTCACACAAGGCGGAGCAACGGGAACTAGACTGCTAGAATACGACAACGGAAATTCAGAAACCTATATTCAAGGGATTACAAAATATCCTATGGTAGAGGTTTCAATTGCAAAAGAACCGAATATATTTAAAAGATTTTTAAAGAGTTGGATAAATATTGAAGACGGAGTGCCAAATAGAGTTATTACAACAACCGACAATGGAACTGCTGCAAACATTACAAGTTTCACTGAAAGACGAGATAGAGTTTTATTTAATATTCTAAAAGATTTTTACGGAACGGGAAAAAGAGTGGGTGGGAATAAAATCAAACTAAAATTATATTTTTTATTTAATCAAAAAATACATAATTTCGTAAGCACAATAATTTTAAAATTTAGGAAGCCATGAAAATAGATGACCCAAATCAAGTAAACTACTTTATAAACCAACAAAATAGTATAAACATGGGTGGCGAAATAAACCCTATAATAAGCAATGTTGCACCAACTTCGGCAACAGTACCAAAAGGTTCTTATATCTATGCGATTAAAGCTGACGGTGCTGCAAACTTAGTTTTAAGTGGGATTTCTGACCCTAATGCTGACGCATATACGCTTACGGGCGGAAATATTACAATCCTAGCGGGAGATGTATTTTACATTCCTTGCAGCACATTTGTAATAGTTAGCGGAAAATACATAGCTTACTTACGCTCAAAAAGTTTATAATTATGCTAGGGCTAGGATTAGGACTTAATAGAGGAGGAATAAAGCGAAGTTTGCTTTCTACTAACATTGCAGTTGCTCACCAATTGCGAATATTAGCTGTTGACGCTAACTCCGTATTACCTATTGGAGTAAGTACATTAGCAGCATATATCCAAACAGCAATAGACGCAGCAGCAACGGGAGGAACGCCAACAGTAATTACAACAACTGCTGAATTTAACACATTCTACCCAATATTTGCAGACCCACATATTACGGGTTACTTAATGGGTGCGGGAAGTGGAGAAACACTAGGGCAAGCAATTAAAAATCTTTATTCGATTAATCCTAGTTCAGACTACACAAAGACCACAGCAACAAGCCAACCGTTATTATTAAGTTGGGACAGCACAGTTGGAAACTATTTTTATACGGGTGCGGGAAATGATGTAGTTGGTGCTTTTTGTCAAACTTCAACAAATGTAAGTCCACAAATAAATACAGATTTTACATTTGAATTTAATTTTAGTGGCTTTACATCAAGAGGTGTATTAGGTGGTTGTCCTTCTTTGGCTGTTGATGGATGGAGTTTACAAATACAAGCAGGAACAAATATTTTAAGATTTTATGGTAGAGTTGCTAGTGTAAATGTTTTAACTATTGAATCAACCGTTGGAATAAGTGTAACTGGCAATAGATGGATTAAGGTTGTAAGAAGTGGAAATAATTATTCATTTTGGGAAAAGGCTGATGGTGGAACTTATACACAAGTAGGAGCGACAGTAATAGACGCAACACCATTAGTAGCTATAACATCAACAATACAAGTAGGAAATGGATTTAATACAAACTATTTAGGAATTGGCTGTAATATTATTAGTGCTAATTTTTATTCTGACGCTACTTCAACAACTTTAGTATCTACTTTTAATCCTAATAGCTATAATATAGCTACAAGTCAAACACAATGGACAAGTACAACGAGTGAAGTTTGGACAATAAATACGGGTAGTGCAAGTACGGGCTATAAAGGTTGTATTGTTTCAAGAACCCTTATGCAAAGCGATGGAGTAAATGATAAACTAGAAACTACAATAACATTAGCAAACAACCATACCAACTATACAGCGTATAAAGCATTGGTTCAAGACGGTAGTGGCAACAGAATAATTTATTCTAATGGTACTACCAATTTCAATAATGTCATAGCTTCATTTTCAACAAACAATGTATTCGTAAGTTTAACTTCTGCTTTATTTGCAGTACAAGGAGCAAAAGTATTTCAAACACTAGGAATGACAACTACTGTATTCGGAACAAACGCAACAAGAAACAAAGTAAATAACGGTACTTTTAGTAGTGCTATAACAGGTGCTTATGTGGGTGGTGCGGGTCATATATTATTTGGCTCTCCAAGCGTTCACTTTGCTAATAGCCAAATAAGCACAGTTGTAGTAAGTTCTATAAATAATAGTTCAGCACAGAACACAGCAATTTATTCGATGATTTCGCAATTTAATCAAGGAGGATTCTAATGGAAAGAACATTCCCTATATATTTTAAATGCAAAAGCAAAGCAGAGTGGGTAGGATTAAACAACTTAGCTAATAATAAACTAGGCTATAAGTCAAACGGTGCTGATACCTATTCAGAGCCAATAATAGACACAGAAGGCAAACACTATTTCATTGTAAACCCCGAAGCAGAAGATTTGCTTTCGGAAGTACAGTTAAATTCTTGTGTAAATTACGAATTAATAACTTTACAAGCATAGAAAATAAATGATGTTAAGCACCGAAGCATACACCACGTTAAATACTTTAGGCACAGCACTACTTGGTTGTATTGGTGTTATTTCTGCTGCTTATATAACTACACTAAAACGTGAAAACAATGTACTAAAAAGAAAGAATAAAGACCTTTCACAAGAATTAGTGTTTGATTTATCAACATTTAACGAGATAAATCACATTGTTTCTAAGATGTTCAAGAATACTCACAGCGACAGATTTCTTATTTTAGCAGCTACCAACGGGAAATCAGAACTAAGGCAAGCAACTGTATTGTATGAACAGCATTGCCTAGATGGAGAAAGTAAGGTTATGTTAAGTTTAGGGGCAACAAACAAATATCAAAATTATGTATTTGACCAACATTATTTAAGAACTTTAAAACAATGTGAAATTGAGCGTGATGGAGTTTTCTTCGATGTAAATACAATGGAAGATTGCGATTTGAAAAATATCTACAAAAGCGAGCAAGTAAAGTTTTCGAGCGTACACTTTTTAAGCAGAAACAAAATTGACGGAAATAACGATAGGTTATTTTACTGCTCGGTTGCTACACATGGAGAAGAAGATTTTTGTAAAATAGGCAAAACGATGATACATAGCTACGTTGGACAGGTAAAGAATAAACTAAAACTAATTACAGAGCAATGTTAATAATTAAAAAAGGGCAACATATTTGTTTTAATGACGAAGTAGGGTTTAAGTTTGGTAAAAACATTAGAGCATCGTATAAATTTATAGAAGAAACAATCTATGATTTAAACAATTCTGACCAATATGATTGGAATAAATTGTTTGGTTTTACTGATTGTTTGTTACCAAGATTTAGAGTTTTAAATACAGAGGACACAAGAGTTAATACTTGCGACTTTAAGGTTAAGATACTAAATAGAGTGGTGGCTTTCTTTAGACCTGTTCATTGGCAATCCGCTAGATTTGTTTGGAGGTGGAGTACAGAAAAGCAAGTGTTTGAAAGTACAAGCTATTGCTATGTAAAAGGTGTTAGGACTTATTATTATGATGTTTTCAATATACCCTTAAATAGTATAACCGATTTTAAGATAACTAAAACTTTTAACAATTACTACTTTACAGCTATAAGGGGTAATTTAAAAATATATGACAAGGTAGAAGAAGCAAAGCAAAAAACAAAACCTTATGGTTACTATTTAGGTTTCTTTTTCGGAGGAAATCAAAAAGCACCAAAGGATATTAAAATTGAAAAACTATAAAATGAAAAAACTATCAATAAAAAACTATGAAAAACCAACACCAAAATTTTGGAAGTACATAGCTGATTTTGGGCTATTAATGATACCAACAGTTCAATTGGTTTTAGGCGGTGCGCCCGAAGGCACATTTACATCAACTCAATCTTGGGCGATAAGTAGTATTGTTTCTGTTACTGCGGTAGCATTTAAATTTTTAACTAAGTTAATGGGAGGGGAAGAAGATGAAAATAACGAAATCTAGCAACAATTTAATTGAACTTATAAAAGAGTTTGAAGGATTTAGTGCAGTACCTTATATTTGTCCTGCGGGGGTATGTACAATTGCGTATGGAAGTACAAGATATAGTGATGGTCGCAAAGTATCAATGACTGATAATAGGATAACAGTTGAAGCGGGAGTACAGTTATTGAAACAAACTTTAACTCAATACGAATTAGCGGTAGATGCTTATTGTAGAGATGATATTAACCAAAATCAATTTGACGCACTTGTTGACTTCGCATATAACTGCGGTAATGGCAATTTAAAGTCTAGCACACTTTTAAAGAAAGTAAATGCTAATCCAAACGAACCTACTATTGCAGCCGAATTTGCGAGGTGGAATCGTGGAGGGAATAAGGTATTAGCGGGCTTGACAAGACGTAGGGCTGCGGAGTATAAACTTTATAGTAAACCATGCTAAAAGACATTACAGCAATACTGATTTCGGTTGGATATTGCTTACTATTTAACTAACAAGAACATGACGATAAAAGATTTTTGGATAACAATAGCAATAGTAGCGGTACTTTCCTTTATTATTGGAATACAGCTTTGTAGATACAATCACAAAACAGAAGTACCAATAATATACGACCTAGAATATTTAACTGATAGTATTTTAAAGGCGAACAAAACAATTGATACAGTAATAATAGAATTAGAAGGAGAAATAAAATATGAAAAAGGAAAACTTATTGAAAAATTTTACGCTATTGATTCTCTTAGTTATGATAGCAGTTACAAGCTATGGCAACAATCCGCCAGACAGTACAAAGCATACGCTAATTAACAACTCAATCAAATGCTTTGAAGAAGTTAAGGTATTAGGCAGTAGAATAAATAAAACCGACAGCATAAACCTAGAGTTAAAGAAGAAAATAAAGAACCTAGAATTTTTATCAGATACCTTATTTACCTCAAATAAAAATCTGACAAAAATAAACAACGATAATAAATCAGTAATAGAAACTAAAAACAAATGGATAAAAGGTTTGGCTTATGTGACTACAACCGAGTTTATTGTTTTAGTGATATTGCTTTTAAAATAAATTTCGTTACCGTAAAGCGAATAAAAAACATAAACGGTGATTGGTATCTGAAATAAAAGGTAACACTTATAAGTTGCAATGAAAAACTTTTTAAAGCAGCCCTCACATTGATTTGCGAGGGCTTTTTTATTGCTATTTGGGTCTATTAATTATAAAATAAAGATAACTGTCGTATCGTTTCTCGCATATCCAAAGAAAATACTTTGTGAAAATCCGATAAAATAGCGACATAAATAAATTACATCTGCCCGCTTCGTAAACAATAGCTTGCTCTTTTGTGATTAGGTCTTTGTTTTCCATTTTAAAAGTTGTTTAGTTTTTAGGTGTGCGTTTGTCTCTATGCGCTAATTTTTCAGCACAAATTGTTTCGTAAAATTGTTTAAAGTCCATATCTTTTTTCAGATATTTAACGGTCATTATTGCGCCTTGCCTACCTTGTAAATGATGAAGTTCCTCAAAGTCTTTTCTAACTTTTGCTACAAAGCCATCAATGACTTCTTGCTCTAGTCTAATTTTTTCTTTTGACCTTTCGTTTGCTTCGGTTCTCATTACTCTTTTTTCTTTGTCTTTAAAAAATGGAGCAATGTATTTTAAAAGAGTTTGGTTGTCCAAAGCGTTGTTTTGTGATTTATATTTCTCATTATCTCTTTCAATTTCCGCAAGCCTATTATTGCAATAGATTTCTAAATAGCCAAATATTAAAGGAGCGTCAAGTCGGTTGTAATTTTTATCAAACTGCCCTAAACTTATTTGCTGAAAAAATAGTTTTAAATCTCGAATAGTAAGTTGTGAATAAAACTCAAAAATATCATTTACTAAGTTTTCGATTTGTAAGGGAGTAAAATTATTAGTTATATTAAACGATGTTGCTAGTTTAGCTATTGCCACATAAACAGTTCCTTTCGCAACTTTATCAAATCCTTTTCTAGCTATGGTTTTAAGCGTTAAATTGGTGTCGCTAGGGAAACATTCAACAAATGTATTTACCTTTAGCAAATCATACTTTTCAACCCATTCTTCGGTAAGTTTGGCTACAAGTTTCTTTTGCGCTAACTCTTCTTTGCTTTCTGTTTTTTCTAAAGGATAGGTCATGCTATTTAAATTCGGGTAATCCATTTTTGATTAAGTTTTCCACAAGGTTCTGTGAGGTGTTTCTATGTGTAGTTTGAAACATTGGGCTAAGTTTTGGAATTGTATTAGCTAGTTTTGTTTTCCAATTTCTTATTGGTGTTCCATATCCATCAACCCAACCATCTTCAACCCATTGAAAGTATTTTGCACGTAAAGCATAGTCGTAATCATTTGGATTTCGTTTTTGCTGTCGATAAATAAAATATCCGTATTCAATAAATTCTTCTAAAGGTGGTATTTTAGTATTGGTAACGGTACAGATTTTAAGTACGTCAATAATAGAGTTTCTTAGTGCAGCATCTTCTATTGTTTCAAAAAACTCTTTAACTTTATTTTCGTCAAGGATTATTGTTTTTACTTTCTTTGCCATGATTACTCTCCTTCGTATTTAGATTTATTCTGTAATTCTTTAAATATTTTTTGGCAGTTTACCCACACATCATACCACTCTTCTCGTATTCCAACGTATTCTATGTTGCGAATGTTTTCAAGTCCAGAGATGATACTTGCATGATTATACCCACACATAATGTTCTTTTTTAAAATAGGATTCCAAGCCATTCTCCAAAATAATCCACCAATTTCTTTTAGAGTCATTTTGGTATTTCTGTTCAATAAAGCAAAAAACATATATCTAGGATAAGTAATGGTTCTTTGTCTAATATTTTTATTAAGAATTTCAAAAGGAATATCAGTTGCCCTAAAAACAGCTTCTTTAGCGTTTTTTACAGCCAATTCGTTCTGCTGCTTAATTGTTAAAGGTCTTTTTTTATAAGGCTTAACGTAGGCTCTGTAAAATTTAAATGTTGGTGCTAATTGTGTCATTGAAATACCTTTCATTTATCCAGTTTCTACATTGTCTTATTCTATCGTACAAGCGTTGAATATCTTCATCATTGCGTTTTACTTCAAAAGTAAACCAACGCTTTTCTAAAGGTATTTCTACAAATCCTTGAACGATTGCTTTTGAGTTTTCATCAGTAGGGTTAATTCCTATACGCTGAATAAATTCTTCAAAACTGTTACGGTCAAATATATGATTGGCAGCAATTTGTAAATCAATCCAATTAGGAGTATTTCCTTCTAAATATTTATAACTTTCACGTCTTAGTTCTGCTTCTATCATGTTAAAAGGAGTATTGTTTAAGCAGTAATCAACATTTGCTACTTGTGCGCCACTCAATGCCATGTATCCTTGAACTTGCCAATAGTAAAGGTCTAATAATTCTTTTGAAATTGAACGGTGGAAAGTGTAAACTGAATAGCTGCTCTTTGTATCTCGAATGTGAGTAGCGTTATGAATATCTTTTCCTTTAAACAAATCGGGAGTACCGCAAATAAAATTATTCCTTAAAGTAGTTTCATTTTTCTTATAGAACTCTTTAGTCATTCGAGAAACAATTGTAATAGAATTTTCTTCCGTTTCGTTTCCCTTGTCCAAGTATTTACTAGATATTTCTTCATGTCTTTCATACATTGCAGCTACATACACATCAACTAAATGTGTTTTTACTCCTTCTGCTAAATCGTCATTGCTTGGCTTTAAAGTTCTTTTTTCAAGACCTAATAGGTTTCCAATACTTTTAGTTTTAATAGCTTCGTCAATTAGTTTATTTGCTTTAGCTGTTGTAAGTTCAACTCCATGTATAAAATAAGCACTTGAACCCTTCGGCTCTTTCATTAGGTGTCCCAATGCGGAACACCTAAATAATAAATCATCAGCATTTTCCATTACAATAGTTTCCCTTGTTTTAATTCGTCTTTTCTTGCAATTACAAGTTCTTGGCTAATTTCGGGGTTGTTCTTAGCTAATTCGTCAACTTCTTTAGCGGTTTTGCAGTCACTTAACATCAATTTTACTCGGTCTTCTTCGTGATTAGTTGGTGTTGGGTTTTCGATAACACTTCCTTTCAAGTTTCTAAAAGCAAAATCTACTGTTGTATCACCGTCTTTAATTGCTGTCCCGATACCGATTAAGGTAATAATATCGTCTGTTGTTAATTGCGATTGTGCTGCCTTCCCAACTGCTTTTAATACTTCTTCTTCGGTTATGTTGTAAGTATCTCTTAGGGCATCTACAACTTGCTTACGCTTGGCAATTAATTTTGTTTCACTTGATAAATCTCCCGTAATCATTTTCTTTGCTGAATCGTAAACTTTATCAACAACACCTCTAGGGATTACATTATAAACAGCATTTCTTAAAGCTATTGAATTTGCAGCATTACCCGTAACAGTAATCATGTCGTCTGTCATTCTACCACTTCTAGTCATAATAGAACGCTTAACTTGAACCTTAACTGCAATGTTAGTTTCTAGGTCAAAGCAAACTGCTTCGCTTGTCAACTGTCTATCGGTTGTTTCTACAACTTTTGCTTCTACTCGCAAGTTTCCCCATTGCTGCAATAAGATTTTAGCTAAATGCACAGAAGGTCCTGTAATTGACTTTCCACCTCTAGGAACTGAATAGGTACATACTTTTGCTGTTTCCATGTCCATAGTAACAATTGCAATAGCATTTGAGGTTGCTCTCATAATATTACGGGGATATTTTTTAGCCGTAACAATTTGCACATCAAAGATTGCTCTGTCTTGCTGTTCGTAAATTCCAGCATCAATAATTTGAATTTCTTCGTTTTCCATTTGATTTTTTTTTGTTTATTTTTGTTTATTTGTGATTTATTGCTGTTAATTCTGAAATATTGTATAGTGAAAACATTTGCTGCGAATTTAAACCCGCTTGTTTCCATGCTTCTTTTGCTTCACCAAGTTTGATATAATCTTCTTCGGTGGCTTCGTCTGTTGCTGTAATACGTTTATAATGGTCGTACACTAGCTTTTGGTCGTTAGTAGCTTGTACTGCTGCTCTAACTATTGCAAATTCTGCTTCTCTTTGTGGTTTCATTTATTCGGTTATTTGTTCTTTACCTAGTTTAACTGCTAATTTATTGAAAGCGTCTTTATCTTGTTGTAGTCCAATTTTTATATACCATGATGCAAGTTTTGGCTCTATAATTTTACGGAACTCTATTTGCTCTTCATCTGTAAACTTAATTCCTTTGATAAAATGGTTATCAACACTTTCCCAAACTTTAGCGGTATCATGTGTTGTACTTATCCAAATTATAAATTTATACCTATCCTCGATTATAATATCTGAAAATGTTGGTTCAACTTTTTCGCCCAATACAAACTCGCCTTTAAGCATTTTTTGTTTGAAGTATTCTTGTACTTCTTTTATTTTCTGTTCCATAATTTATACTGTTATTACTACTACTTTAAAAATTCTATCCATATCTAAACACGCTTGTCTATAATTTAGAAATATTTGCTTATGCTTCATTCTCGCCACTGCTTCACCAATTGTTACCACTATTATAGGTGAATCGGTATCGTGTATCTCGTAAACTTCGGTACGCTTGTATAATTCAATAACTCTATCCTTTAAGCCGTCTATTTCAAAACGAATAGATTTTATTAAAACTAAGTCTTTGTCCTTTTGCTGCGGTGTGTTGCGGCTACGAAGTAAAGTGTAAACAATGTAGCTAAACCAAGCTACAACGCTTCCTATTACTGCTATTATGATGTAAAATGCTAATTTATCCATGTTATTCTCCTATTTTAATTATTAAATTTTTGTTTTCTATTTTTTGAAGATAGTCTTTTATTTGCCAAAAGTAATCTCTTGTTTCTCGCTTTTGGAGTTTGGTTAATTTACTTGATATTGTAAATGTTGCTATTAGTTCTCCTCGTCTTTGCGGTTGAGTAAAGTCTTCTTCGAATATGCTAAATGTCATAATTCTATCTAACTAAAGTTTGCCAAACATAAAACATAAACACAGCTAATATAGCTAAGTTTCCTAAAATTTGCAATGCTCTTTTCATTGTTCGATTGGTGTTTTTTGTGACTTTATTAATTTAACTTGACTAGCTATGTAGTCAATACAGTTGTCGTAAATACGAGGGTCAACTCTTCGTGAAATACGCTTTGTTGGCAGTTCGTTTTTGTTGCGCCCTAGTTTGGATTTGGGGATTGGTTTATTTTTCATGTTTAAAAAGGTAATATTTGTACGTTTTTTATAAAAGTTTCTATTTTGCTTTTTCTATTTGCTTTTAGCCATGTTAAACTTTTTGGCTTAGTATTTATCTTAGCGACCTTACATCTACCACTCATATAAGTTGATACTGGTTTTAGGTTACTGTTTATTTTCTTGTAAACCTCATTGCCACTAAAAACATAATCTGTGTTCGGTAAATAATGAGTTATAATTACAAAATCACAACTCATTATTCTTTCTGTTGGTATAGCTGAAATGTTAGTTATCATTGATTGTATTACCATGTTGTTGCGCCAATCACATAGTTAGTGGCAATACTCCGAAGCCCTCCGAACAGCAACATCGTAATATTGTTTTTCCTTTTCTATTCCAATTGATTTGCGATTTAATTTAATACAAGCCAAGTTTGTTGTTCCTGAACCCATTGTATTGTCTAATACCATATCGCCTTCGTTTGTATATGTTTTAATCAACCATTCCATTAAGTCAATCGGTTTTTGAGTTGGATGTTCGTTTTTTGTTTTGTCAGCATTTGAAAATGTGATAATACTTTTAGGGTATTTCATTTCACTTTCATCGCTTCCATTATTAAACAACGTGCTTTGCCCTAAAGTATCTGTTGTATGTTGTTTTTTTCCTGCTCTACTCCATTTTACGCCTACTCTCATTTGTGGGTTGTAAGTTGGTTGCTTATCGTAAAAAATCAATACATCTTCGTGGCATCTCATAGGTTGTTTTTTAGCCAACATCGGATTTGTAACAGCTACTTTATCCCAAACTAAATTATACTTAAACATTTTCAAATCATTTCCAATCAAAACAGTTGTAAATGGTTGCGAAGCAGTAAGTAAAATAACACCGTTTGGCTTTAAAACACGCTTGTATTCATTCCAAAGTTTGTCTAATGGCAGGATACTATCCCACTTACAAGCAGTAGTTCCATAAGGCAAATCGCAAATAATCGCATCAATTGATTTATCCTCAATAAAAGGAAAAACATCAAAGCAGTCTGCGTTCACAAAAGTACTGCCACTAACACGGGTTTGGCAAAATGGCTGTTCAGTAATTCTATCAATCATTCGTTTTTAATTTTAAAGTTTTGTAATTCTATTTAGCTTCGCGTTCAGCCACTTCGCCAAGCCCGAAAACGTTAGCGGTCAGGCTAAAAAACACCCTACTAATCTTCATCTTTGGTAATTTGGACATCTAAAAATTCATCATCGCTTTCAAGAATATCCATAAAATTCAGATATCCTTCAATAACTGAATACTGCTCTCTTTCTCTTATTTCGTGGACATCTTCAAAATCCAAATCTTTGATTTTCTCATAATCACTTTCGGACATTTCAACACTTTGAGCAAAGTGCATTACTTGTTTACACTTAATGGTAACTGATACTTTTTTCTCTGACATTTTTATTTATTTAAAATTTATACCCTTGTGAAAACAAGCCCGAACCGCTAACAAGGGTTTGTAGCAATAGGGGCAGAAGTGGAAGTTTTGAGCCTTATTACTTCTATTAGGCTGTGGTGGTTAATTGCGCAGTAGTTTTTCAAATTCCCCTTCTGCTACAAGCCCCAGACCGTTACCTGCAAGTGCTACATTCGTGCTTCTAATTAGCATTTGTGGGAGAAAATTTAAAAAGTTTTTCCACACTCACCTTATTACCACCTATTACACCATTTGCCGATAAAGAAGATTTAGCCTCTTTTTGCCAAACACATTCAAAGTCGGCAGGTGCTTCGTATTCACTTACAAAAATTGTATGTCCTTGCTTTGCCTTTTCTCTGCACCATTTCCAAAAATTTGAATGGTTAAAATCTTTTGATGTTGAATATTGTTTTGTTCCTTGATATGGAATGTCGCAATAAATAATACTGTTATTGGGTAATAGCAATTCAGTATAATCTTTGTTCTCAAATTTAACACCTACCATCTTTGGTAATTGCTTTTCAATATTACTTATTGCTTCCTTAATGTAATTTCTTACCGTTCCAATTTTGGTATTTGATTTACCAGAATATCCACCATCAAAAAATCTACCATTTGCAGAACCCATCCAACCAATCCAACCCACCATATCATCAGCCATATTCATTTTGTGTTCAAACCTTGTTTCTCTACCATTATAAACATCTCTTGCAAGGTCATACAAATCTTTTGGTATGTCTGTTGGGTATTTAACGCCATTTGTTAATCCTTTCCACATTTCAATTAAGTGGTAGTTTTTATCATTAGCAAGTCTATTGCCATCTACATCACAAATTGCGTTCATTCCACCTGCAAATGGCTCAACATACCATTGGTCGGCTGTTCTGTCTTTTAATATTATCGGCAAAATCTCTTTACTAAATCTCGCCTTACTTCCCATATATTTCATAAGTTTCAATTATTTCTTGGTTAATAAAAGTGTCGGTAAAATCATCGTAATTCCAAGTTTCACTATCTAAATAAACTCTGTCCTTATTAAAGTCTGCTGTAAATAAAAACATAGCATTTTCATTACTATTAGCAAAAGCTAACGCATCATCGTAATTTTCAAATATTTCATAAGTAGAACTGCTATCTGTTTTATATTCTACTCCATACATTTTTTGTGTTTCCATCTCTAAAACTTTTTAAATTTTCTATTCGTTTTCAAATCAAAATTCTACTAAATTAACCGCACCAGCAGGTAACAGCGTATATAAGAAATGGCACAGAAACATTTGTGCTAAATTTCAACATTCTACAAGTGCCACTTCTCATATACGCAAAACGTTATACGCAAGCACTACTGACCGTCTCCGAATAGAGAGTTACGTCATAACCGTGAGAATAAAAATCGCCCAACCCACCACTATCAATTACAAGTTTGTGGTCAAAGTCAGGATGAATAATTACCACTTGCGTTCCATCGTCTGTTTCAATATTATCGCTTGTTGCACCTATGCAGTCAAGGAAATGTTGCATACTTTGGATATTGTCCATTTCCTGTATTGAATAGTCAATTATGCGATAACTATTTTCGCCTTGTTCAAACATTTCCTTTACGGAGTTCGGTATTTCATAAATTGCTGTTGCCATTGCTTTGATTTTTATTTGTGTTTCAAATTAAGTTCCTACTAAATTACCCGTGCCAGCGTATAACACGGGTTTGGCAAAATGGCTTCCCGACACACAAGCCAACGCACAAAAGCCACTTCGCCAAGCCCGAAAACGTTAGAAAGCAATAAATTAAACCTTGCTTGCTTCCGCCTTTTGCGCTAAAAATGAGGTGATTTAGGTTTTATTATTGGTTGGTAATGAGTAGCATAGAAATAGCCTATTGAATTTGCTACATATTCACAATAAATATCTTCAATATTTTCACGACAAACACGTATGAACGCCCATCCAACATAATTTATTTTTTCAATTGATTGTTTATTATCAATACGTATCCACCCATTATTATTTTCTATTCCTTTTAACGAAATTGGTCTCCATAAATTACTACAAGTAAAATCCAAATATTCAATTTCATCAGACAATGGCGAGAATCCTAATTTTTCCTCTTTTGTATCTGTGAATCCGCTGTATTTATTTATGTTTATTTTATATTTTTCATAAAGATTACCGTAAGCGGATTGAACTATTTTTTCTTTTTTCTTTTCTTCTTCTGTTGATTTCATAATTTTATTTTCTAATTTGCTTGCGTGAACCCCACGCACAAGGTTTAATTTACTGCTTCTAACATACGCTTGCAGCAAGTTGCTGACAAGTTACTGTAAGGAATAATTATTGTTTTTGCAACCTGCAATGCAAGCGTCCGCCCGTTATATGCCATTGTTAGCGACACATAGAAGCAAAGTCACAAGCCTCTTTATATTGTTTACCTTTATTAGTTGCCTCATCAATAGCTTTGGTTCTATCTTGAAAAATATTGGATTCAGAAATTACTTTAAAATTCTTTGTTAAATATTGAATTGGATATTGTTTATTCAACTCAATACAATTATTAATCCTATACAAATCGTTAATTGTTGGTTCTATTGCTTTGTCTATTATCCAATCAAATACATCATACCTTCTTTCCTCTTCATACCGAACTCTTACCATTCTATTAAACCTTTGTTCGTGAGTTGGCTTTGTTACAATATATGTAGAAACAATAACACTATCGCCAGAATTATGTAATGGATTAAATAAACCCATATCAATCAATTTTTGATATTTTATTGCAAATTCTTCATCTTTTTGTTTTTGTGCTTCAACCTGCTTTATCTGTTGTTCTTTTTTTCTTGTTTCAGAGTTACTATGATTTTGCAAGTGCCTATCATAACCTTTTGGTGTGGTAAGTTTAGTTCCACATATTTTACATATCCACCTACATTTGTGGTTTGATAATCCCTTTTCTGTTTTAAATTCAGCAGGACAAATATTACATTTATACATATTTTTTAATTATTAAGTTTTAAAATTCCTTTTGACAACCCACAACGGCATATAACAGCGGTTTTGTGCTATTTGCCCCATCAACATTTGTGGTAACTTGAAACTTTTGTGCAAGGGGCAAACAGACACAAAGCCGCAAAACGTTATAAGCAACCTTATAAAACCGTACTAAGGTCAAAATTTGTTTCTTTAATTTTAAAACACTTAGTCCAAAAATTGTGTGTTAAATCAATTTTATCGTACTGATAAGGTCTATTGTGTTTGTTTACTTCTTCTTTTACATTTTCAGAGTCGCATACTTGAACGTCTGCAATACCACCAAAAAAGAAAATATATTTATCTCCAATTTCTATTGATTCTGTATTTTCGTAACATTCAAAGTCAAACTCTTCTTCGTGTCCTTCAATTTTTGTTTTAAAGTTTCTCATTTTGTTTTTAATTTAAGTTAATAAAAAGGCTGCTTATAACAGCGTATATAAGAAATGGCACAGAAACATTCGTGCTAACTTTCAACATTCTGCAAGTGCCACTTCTCATATACGCAAAACGTTATGCGTAATAGCTACGTTACTGCTATATAAAGACATATTCTCCATTATCAACACCCATAAACAAAAACAACCCGTAAACGTGATGATACATTCTGTTTACCTGCCTCATCGTTGTTTCAATCATTTCTTCTTTAAGGCTATCGTATAAATATAATTTGCCTTCTTTGTCAATTTTCCCACCTACTAAATGATTTTTCCCTTCATCAGAAAATCTTACATTTATAAGCACAGGCAAAAAATGTATTCCTTCTCCACTTGGTTTATAGTCCAATGCCGTTTTAGGTAACTTTTTTCCAACGTGGTTATAGTAAAGCGTATCAATGTAAAATGGGTGTCCATCTTCTTGCATCCACTTTGAAAGTTGCCCTATTACATTTCCTGTTTTACTTTTTTCAAGTCTTTCATCTGTAATAAAGTTGTCTAAATTACAGGCGTTTGCAACGGCATATAAACCGCATCCGTAAGGTTGTTTTTGTTTATGTTTCATCATTTTAATTAAATTTATCGTTAATAATCCGCTACTACGCATAACAGCGGTTTTGTGCTATTTGCCCCATCAACATTTGTGGTAAACTTGAAACTTTGCGCAAGGGGCAAACAGACACAAAGCCACCAAACGTTATAAGCCATTTTTAACGAACTCCTCAATATCATTCAACAATAAAGCCAAGTTGGTATTTGCAAAGCCATTAGCATTTTTTTTCTCGCCTGTAAAAACTGTTGCACAAATTTCATTATCTTCATCATCCATCCATTCCTCGATATAAATGCTAAAGTCTTTAATCAATATTGTATGAAACCAACTTGGCTCGTGTGTTAATTGACAACTGTACTTACATTCACCAAAACGGCTTATAACATCAGCTTTAAGCAATAGCGGATTTCGTGGTTCTAATGAACTTTTATCTGTATTTATAATTTCGTTTTCCATATCAAATTTTTTGGTTTAAGTCCGCTACTGCATAAAGCCGCAAAACGTTATACACCGACACCATAGAACTTATCTTTAGCTTTTGAAATGTGTTCTATTGCCAAATCAATTGCTGTTTCAATACCTTCATCAACGCCACACAAAACCAATGTTTCAGAACCGTATTTTGTATAAACATTTGAAATCTTCCACATTGTTTTACCTGAATGTGAATAGTAAGCAGGGAATATAAATTCATCACTTAAAGACAGCAATTGATTAACCTTGCTATCAATAACTTCGCCTAACACGGGTTTTGTGCCATTGGCGGTTTCGTTCTTCGATTTAATTTTTGTACTCATATCAATATTTGTTTTTCAATTTAACATTTGTAGTTTAAGTCGCCAACGGACACAAAGCCCGAAAACGTTAGCGGTAAGTTTAAAAAATACGCCACCCAAACAAAGAAACTTGAATAGAAATCATTTGAATGCTTTCGATAACCACTTCATCAGTTTTTAAACCCGTATTTTCTTCGTAATTTAATTTGCATTGATTATTAAAATGCAAATTAAATTCGGAGGAGTTTGTACTTTCTACATTAGATGTCATATAAACACTATATTTATTATTTGAATTTCCTTCTAAAAAATATAGTACAAAATATGTTATTTTCTTTTTGAACATTTTATGTAACTTTTAAAATTAACCCTTGATTTGAAAAAACCTACCGCTAACAAGGGTCTGTAGCAATAGGGGCAGAAGTGCAAGTTTTGAGCCTTTTACTTCTATTGGGCTGTGGTGGTTAATTGAGCAGTAGTTTTTCAAAATCCCCTACTGCTACAAGCCCCGATACCGTTAGAAAGCAATAAATTAAACCTTGCTTGCTTCCGCCTTTTGCGCTTGGACATTTATTTCAAAACTTAGGTTATATGCTAAATTCATATTCATATCTTCGCCATATTCTCTACCCATAAATACTTTTTTGAGTTTGAAATATACTTTTCGTTCATTATCTAAATCGGTTAGTTTATCTTCATCTTTACAATCGACATAAATATTTAAAGCAGCTAGTGATTCTTCTATTTTCCAAATAATCATATTGTTATCTCTAACATATTTAATTAGTATCCCACTGTATGTTTTATTCTGCATTTGCTTTAAATTTATTAAACATTTCCGTAATTTCATCTTCAGTAAATGGAAGATTTAAACTAACAATAAATTCTAACATAAACTCTTCTGTTTCTGTTATGCCAGCTTCTATACCAGCTTCAAAAAGCGTATCCTCATCTTCTCTTCCATTCAAATTTTGCTTATGAAGGAATGAGATATAATCAATTCTATCTTTATTACTCATTTTTTTTGGTTTTTCTTCTAATTGGTTTTTACAAAATGATTTCAATCTTTCTATAAAATCTTTATCATTTTTTTGTTTTTCAAATTCTGTTGGCTGATGAATAAATGTCATAATTTTATTTTCTAATTTACTTGCGTGAACCCCACGCACAAGGTTTAATTAACTGCTTCTAACATACGGTTTAAGCAAGCTGCGATGTTGGTTAGGGTGGAAAGTTGGTCAGGTTTGCAGCCTGCCCAAACCGTCCGCCCGTTATTTTCTCCTACAAATATAACTTTTCCCTATTAATTGACACCAATAAATAATAAAATAGTTGTATTGATGTGATTTTTAAGCGGTTAAAATTGAAAGTATTTTGTTTTCTTGAAGTGGTATTTTCAAAACTTGCGCTATTCTTTTTGAAGCATCGGATTTGTTAATGCCATGATAGTTGAGAATGTTTTTAAGCAATTTGCGCTCATTGCTTGTAAGAAGCGGGTATTCTTTCACCAATTTTTCGAGGTCTTTCATTATTTGGGATTTTGCTGCATTAAAAACAATGTGACTTTCTTTTGTTTGTTTATTTCTTGTAACTTCATTTCGTTACTATATTTCTTCTCGTTAAACGCCATTATTTGTCGCTCAATTGAAGTAGCGTTTTCGTAAGCATCAACTGTTCTGCCTATTAATGGCTTTGGGTCGGTTGCTCTTAAAATTTGGCTTGCCTTTGCTAACATTTTGTAATCGTACATAATTTTAGTGCATTAATTGATTTTGAAAAAACTCTGATAAACTTGCCTTATTAGTTACTTCGATTTCCATTACATTGCAAAATCGGATAGCTTCTAGTAAATCTTTGAAAGGCTTTATTTTGTCGTGCATTTTAAGTTGAAACTTGTGTCCTATTGGAAGCAGTGTCGCTTGCTCCTTAATATGTTTGCTGATTGTTATGCTTGCTTCGCTCATAATTACAATTGATTAGGATTAACAAACTTAATATATTTTCGGTCAATATCTAAACTGCCCTCGTTAAACATTTTTTCAAACTCCTCAACTTCAATAAGGTATCTTTTGTATTTCGGCTCTAAAGGCTCGGTTGGATTAATTGCGTTTACAATCTGAATATTGCAAAGGTCGCATGGTATTAGTAGTATTTTCATTGTTTTATTTGTTTGTGTTTTTAAAAAGTTGGTAAACTTTTAAGCATATCCAAATAGCGAAAAGTGCGTAAATTGGAATAGTCATTGGATTAATTGTTAGTAACTCCATTTTATTAAATTATAGTCTTTACAATGTTGGTCAAGCATAGCCATTAATAAAACTTGGTAACATGGTAAAATATCAAGCCATCGGTGTACTTCTTTGCCATTTACAAAATAGCTTGCTTGTGCTTTTCCGTCTTCAATTTCTTCAATCAATACCATTAAATCGGTGTTTTGGTATGTGCATTTTTCTATTGTTCTCATAATTATTTCCTCCTAGCTTGTTTAGCGTTTTTACTTTTTTGTCGTGCCTTTTTTTGTTTATTTGTTCTAATTATAGGCTTTTGTTTTGTGGCATATATAAAATCTTCTACAAGTTCTTTTGTTTGGTCGTATTTGCTTTTATAAGGGTACATAATTATTCTCCTTTCGCTTTATTAATGGCTGCCTTTGCTTGAATAAAACAATTTGGTGTGCCTATTTCGTAATCTTTGCCATGTTCATCAAACCAATTTCTACATAATTGTAGTGCATTTAATAATTCGCTTGATGCTGCCATAATTTTAGCGTTTGCTTCGGCTTCTTTTCTTGCTTGGTCAAGTGTTTTTTTGTAGGCTGTGGCGTAAAATGCTACTCCAATAAATTCTTCGTCTTTGTAAATTCCAAATCTTTTATGCTCGGGCAAATCTTGAATGTGCCAATTTTCTGTGTTTTTCATAACTATTTATGTTTTTCTGTTTCCTCTTTTATAATTTGTAAAACTGTTGCGCCTAAGCCAATCCATGTTTTATCTCCATAGCTTGTTTTTACTTTGCCTTGTTTGTTAATTTTAAGGTTTAAAAGTAGGCTTATCTTTTCGCCTATTGCTACATTTAATAAATGTTCTTTGTCTGCTGTGTTTTTCATGTGTTTAGTTATTTAAAATTGCTTGCTTGTTTACTACTGCTTTTATTTCTGCTTCTCCTATTTTATTTAAAAAGGTTTCTGCTTCTGTGAAAAAATCTTTTTGCGGTGCTTTGCTTGGCATATTGAAAATAGGCAAAACTCCACCAGTGTTATAATGTACTATTTTTCTCATTAATAGCGGTTCTGTGGCGTTCATATATTTGCATGGATAGTGTACTAAAATCCATTTTTGCCCTAAAATTTCTCTTGCTTTGCCTATTGTTTTGACTTCTGTCAATCCAAAATCGCAGTTTACTTTTATTGTTTTCATGTGCTTTTTATTGGTTAAATGAAAATTGTTTACTGTTCCAAACTTTGCTTATTTCATAATCTCTAATAATCATGTTTGCAACATCGTTTACATCTTGCCATTTAGAAACTGTGGCGTTTCCTATTTGTTTCCATTTAGTATTGTAAACGGTTACATTTGCAAGTCGTGTTGTTGTGGCGTTTATTTTCTTTTCTTTTTGAAATTTTGTGTAATATGTGTTCATGGTTATAATTTTATAAATTTTTTGAAGTTTTCAAAGTTTTGTTTAAAGGTCAATAAGTTTTCAAAATGTTCATCTGTATAACTAAGTATTAAATCAAAATCGTAATCTTTGTTATACAAATAGTCAATAAACTTACTTTTTAAATATTCTATATCAATAATATCGTTATCAATAGCTTCATTAACTGCATTGAAATATTTTGTATTTTTCATGTTCTTATTTTGTTTTTATGTCGTTTGAGTACATTAAGCAACATACAATAATAGTTGCTACAATTAAAATTGTGTCTGTTGGTGTAAGTATGTTCATTTGTTTAGTCTTTTATCTTGCCCAATTATTGTAAATATTTTCGTTTACATTGTAAATATAATTTCCGCATCTTACTAACATTGCATCTTTACCATAGTAAAGTTTTTTCATTCCTTTAATGCTTCCGCTTTTGTGGAAATTTGGGAATTGGTCAATTTTCAATGCTTCTCCCTCTTGTATAGTTAATCTTTTTGTTTTCATGGTTAGTTTTGTTTTATAAAAAGTGTTTTTAAATCTTCTGCCCAATATCCTAAATTATAACCAAAAGGCAAATATTCTTTTTCTGCATATTTAAAAGCATCGTTTGAGTTATTACAGTTTGATATTTGCAAACCAATAAAAGGGACTTTTGTCCAACTATCTACAATTATTTTTTTCATTGTGTTTTTTATTTAAAAGTTGGTTTTTCTTTTTTGTTTAAAATGTTATTACAGTCTTTTATTATCTTATTACAAGTAATAATTGCGCTTATCATTACTCCTAATAAGGCAATAAGCAACAAGTAAGCTAAAATGATAGTTAAAAGCCCTAATTTGCTATTTAAAAAAGTAAGTAGCAAATAATATAAATCGGTGTCTGTGTAGTTCATAATCTAATCGTTAAACAGTTTTCTAAATTTTTCAACTATTAATTTATCATAACAATATGACATTTTATCGTCAAACATTACAGACATATAACGAGCATGAAAACCGCCTTCATCTTTTGGACTTGCATTAACAAAATAAACATTGTGCTTTTCTTTTCCTTCGCAATGCAAACAACCATTTGAAATATGTTTTGTAAATCCCTTTCCTAAATGATAATAAGAGCCGCAATTTTTACAAATAGTAAATCCGTTTGTGTAGTCGGTTTGTAAGTGCGTTTTTGCCTCTTCGGCTGTATGTCCGTATTTTTTAACAAGTTTTCTAAACTCCGATTCATCATAATAATCTGATTCGTTTCTATTAAGTTGAAACTCTGTTTTGCCTTTTTTAATTGCTTCGATAAATTCGATTGGTGTTAAGTTCATTTTTGTTTGTGTTTAAATTGTTTGTGTAAAAGTGCTTACTCCTTAGCGTAAAAGGTTCGGAGTAAACACAAAATAGTTTTTTATTTGCCTAGTTTAAAGGTAATACCTTCAATTTTTGTAACTTCCATAAACTTGTTAAATTCGGCTTCGGTAACTTGTTTGCCATAATTTTTCCAATTAAAAACGCCTTCGCAACTATGAGAATAATAAATAAAATTATCAAGTGACAAACCGCCTTTTAAAACTGCGCTTTTAACATAGTGTTCAATTTTAGCTTTTAAAATTGCTTTGTCCATTTCTTGCTTAATTTTAAATTTTTCAGCACTACGAGCCGCACGAATTTTCATTATTCGCCTTTTTTCTTGGTTCTGTGGCAAATAATAACCTTCTTCACAGTTCTTTCTAAATTGGTAAATTTCTGCCTCTGCGGGTGCATTAAATTGGCTTTTTACACTATCACAGATAAAAACACAATTACATAAATTTTCTAGTATTTTAATTGCCTTGTCTGCTTCTTCTTTCCATTGGTCTAAAATACCTAAATCCATTAATAAAATAGCGTAATGCGTTTTATTTTCTGACTTGCTTAATATTTCAAACTGTTTTAAAGTCAATCTGTAATATTCGCAAAATTTAGTTTTAAAACTTTCTTCGCTTGGCTTGGTATTGTTAAAGCCTTCTTTTAAATGATAAAATCCATTTTCAACTGCATACATTGGAACGCCTTGCCAATCACATAAATGTAAATTAACAAATATTTGTAAGTCAGGGCGAATATTTAAAATATCATCATGACAACAACCGCCCGCAATCATATTTCTGTCGCTTCTTACTTCGCCAACTTGCCAAAATGTAGCAGTAATACTAAAATCTTGATGACCATTTTTACATTCATCATTTAGATTAATTTCAATTTTACAGTTTGTTTTATCATCATTCAAATTGATAGTAAAACGCAAATCATTTTTTTTCAATACTTCTGTTAATGTTTCCATAATTATTTTTATTTTGTGTTGTTTGTTTACAGCCGTTTTAAGGCTGTTCTCACAATTTAAAGGACTTGAAACCTTAACACTATTTTATATCTTTATAGCTTTTAAAGCTTGTGTGTAATTGCAAAAATTGATTTAAATATTTTGCTGTGGTTTTACTTTGTGGCTGCGAATCGGTTATTTTTATTATCGGTTCGTTTCCATTTTCGTAGTTTTCAATAGTGCAAATAATAGTTTCGTAGCTTTGAAATACTATTTTGTTATCTTGAAAAAAATAACATTGGTTTGGTGCTAAAAATTTTACTGCTTTCATAATTTTTGTGTTTTTTATTTGATTAATTGATGTGCGAATATTATTTTTATAAATTTACTAAAATAGCTAATTTACTTAAATGGTTTAAAATTGGTTTGTGTGGTTTGTTAGCTATTAAACAGTTTTTCTATTTCGTAAATGTTTAATAAGTCATTCCAATACAGCTCACAATGTAAAACGAATCTCAACAAGTCGCTTCTGTTTAGTTTCTTTAAATCGGTGCGAAAATCTGAAATATTGTCATTAAGGTAATTATTTGCCATACTTTCAAAATGCTGTTTTTGATTTTTCATAATTTTATTTTTTAAATGTGTTTTGCTCTATTTGCTGACTACTCCCTTGCTTCCATATAGCTAAAATTTCACCATCTTCAATACTTAGGCAATTAAATAAACTATCACCTTTTTTTATTACATAAATAGTATTTTGTATTTTCCAACTTAGCTCCCTTGCCTCTTCATTAATCAATTGAAACGATATTGTATTTTTTATGTTATTCATAATATAAATGTCAATTGCTTTATTTGACCTTACAAACGTACAACTAAAACACTATTCACTCAAAACAACAATACATAAACGGTTTAATTTGTAACATAAAAGGTAAATTGAAATGATAAACGGCAAATGATAGTGAATAAAACACGATTATATAAAACATTGGTTTTACGAGTGCGCTATAAAGGTGAAAGTTTGCCGCGCAAAATTACCAGTATTATTATAGTGTATAATAAATTAGACAGTTATACGAATGTGCTGTTGGTTGTTAGTTAAATCTAACAAATAAACTTAGACGCATCTAACATTTATATTTTACTATCAAAACAAATAATTTAGGCTGCTAAAACAAATAAATTATACCTAACTAACTATATTAATCCTTTTACATTTGTGAAACGAACGTAACACACAGGTAAAAACATACATACATAGCAGCTAACAAAGGCTTAAACTGTTTGCTTGCCTTGCATTCACTTTACAAATATTATTTATTAGATGCAAAGCAAAGCAGTCAGAAGAATAAATTTAACCCCGTAGCAAAGAGGTTAAGGGGGGGCTATCTTTTTATTTGTATCGGTTTGCGCTGTGAGGTAGTGGTAGCCATTCAGAAGTACATTATTCGTAAAAAATATTTATTGATACCTACTCCATATATGTTTTCATTATCAGTACCAATTCTACTACTATTCCAATCTAACAAATTTTAATTATCTGACAATCAATTAAATCAGCTATTAAGTTAGTTATATAGTAAAAAGCAAATAAGGATAGTTATATCTTTGTATTACAGATAGTTTAGTTGAGTAGTTTTACCTACTTTGCTTTAATCACAATAGATATATGGAGAAAAATAAAATTAAAAGAACACCTAAAGACTTGAAAGACAATGATAATGTATTCTTATCTGACTTTAGTATCAAGTGTTATACGGTAGTGACTAAAGAAGAGTTTACTGAGACTAAAGGAATAAAAGCTAAAGAGAGTATTGTGACGTCATTAGGTAATAGTATTTCTAAAACGAGTAGTAGAGATATTGAGTTGGAGAAATTCGTAATTGAGTACAGTAGTTACTACAATGAGGACTTGGGAACAATAATAGACGTATTGAGTGATGGTGCTTTTAGGCTGTACGATTATATAAAGAGAAACACCAAAAAAGGTAAAAGTTATATTTGTTTAGATAAATATGCCTACATGAAGTTTCGTAATATAAAAAGTATAAAGACATGGTATGGGTTTGAGAAAGAGTTGATAGATGCTGGAATAATTTATCAGACAGAAAATCATGGTGGTTGGTATTGGGTGAATCCTAAATTTTATTATGTGGGTTATCGAATGTCAGATTTGAAACAATATAAAAAACGTGTAGATAAAACTAAATAAATTATATTTGCACTATGAATTTCAGTTTAGAGTTAAACAAATCAAATGGTGAAAGCCTATCATTCTTAGACGAAACGAGCATATATGCAAGTGTTAAGGGTACGAGATTTGTGTTTCAGAAAGATATCACCTCAATTGGTGGAGAGGTTATAGTAGGTGGAACTTTAGAAGCCTTTTATAAATATATCAAGACAAGTGGGACAGCACAAGTTTATGACGGTAAGACAATCGGAGTAGGGGGTGTCTTTATACCTAGAGCCGACATTGCTGTATTGAGTGGGGATATCTTTGAGTATTTGAACGCAACTGTAAAACCATTGGGGTACTTACCAAGTTTAACACCATTAACAATAGTTCCTAGCGACTTATATCTGACTGAAACGATATTCCCAAATGATGTTTACGCTTTACAATACGAAACTTATGTAGATACAACACCTAGTACCTTAACCACAGTAGTTGATGAAAGTCAGTATATGGTAGTAGGAACGGGAACTTGTGTTTATAACGGAAACACTTATTACGAGAACGAGGTGTTTATCGCTACTACTAATGGTTCGATAACATTAACTGGGTCGGCTAATCTAAAGATACTGTCAGAGAGTAGGAACAAATTCTTTACCTTTAATTGGTTATTAACTCAATACTTTTATCAATTAGTATTAGAGAATATCGGAAAATGCTGTGAAGAGAATGAGTTATTGATGAATAAAATTCAATCTAAGTTGTTAGCTTTAGAATGGACTAACTATACACAAGAAATCAGTATTAGTAAGGCGTTACAAACAATGAATTGGGTAGAAGAGAAAATAACTAATTTGCAAGATTTATAGCCATGAGAGATGAAGGACAAATATTAACCGTAATCTTAAATGCTAAAGCGTTTTTTACCAAAGAGGTTCAGAATATAGCGACTATTTTAGAAACTAGATTACTGAACGAGGGTGAGCAGTTGGCTGAAAAAGAACTCCAATCTTTAAGTGTAGCAATCCAATCAATCGAGAACGGATATTTGACACTAGCCCAAAAGAATACAATGGCTGACTATATTGTAAAGCAGCAATGGGAAATAAATATGTCATTAGGGAAAAGCTATGTAGAAAATAATTATTCGATAGGAAATGATTATGTTGTTTTTAGTCAATAAATAACTATTTTTGTAAAGTGGATGCAGTAGAACTACTTTTCAGAATTGCCAAAGGAGAACCTTTAACCGACCTAGAATTAGATGATAATTTTAGAAAGCTAAAAACTGCTATAAACTTCTTGCTAGAAGAATCGGAAACTCCAATCCCGACAGCCATTAGGGGTGAGATAAAACTTTTTAGTGGGGCTAGTCTTCCAACGGGGCATCTTTGGTGTAATGGTGCAGCAGTAAGTAGAACAACTTATGCTAGTTTATTTGCAATTACAGGGACAAAATTTGGCGTAGGGAACGGAACAACAACTTTTAATCTACCCGATTTTAGGGGAGCAAGTCCAATGGGTTCAAATCCAATGGGACTATCCACAAAAGTAGGAATATCAGCAAGAACTGACGGTGCAATAGTAGGAGCAGAAATAGCAAATGCAGACCACGACCATACTGCTAGTGGTACTTTGAACATGGATGGGTTAAACTACACTCCAACGGGAATAGTAGCGGTTACTAACTATACGGGGAATGCAACACCGAGTATTACTACAACAATAGCCCCAGTAGTATTATCAACAACTCCAATAGGAACAGTAGCAGTTGATAATTATAGTGGTAGTGTAACGCCAACAATAACAGTTGCTTCCGTAGTATTGTCAACAACACCTACGGGTTCAATAGAATCAACAACAACCCTTACAGCAACAGCAGTATCAATAGATGTAGATGGAGAAACGTGTGTCAGTGTAAGTATAGCAGAAGCTACCGAGAGTGTAATGGATTGCGTAGAACTTACTATAAGCACAGACAATATAATAGCTGCAATAGACGCAACAACAACTTCGGTATTTACAGGAGATGCCGATGATTTGGCACATAATCACACCGCAACATCAAGCGCAGTAAGTTTGAATCATGGACACACCGCAACATTTACAGGAACTTCTGATGATTTGGCACACTCGCATACAGCAACTTCAACATCAAGTGCGATTAGTTTAAATCATGGACATTCAGCAACCTTTACAGGAGCAAATGTTAGTTTAACACCCGAAGGCACAGCAGAAATAACAGTTGATACAGAAACATTAGCAGTTTCAACAATTCAACCAAGTCAAGTTTGTAATTTCATTATTAAATATTAACTTTGAAGCATGGCAACTGAATTAGAGATATTAGTAACACAAGATTTTTCAACAGGAGATTTAGTTAGAATTGACGACATCACTACTAACTATACAACACTTATAGCAGCTACAAGATTCTTATTCTCAAATTACAGCAAAGACTTATTGGTAGATACCGATGTTACAGAATGTATCAGTAACGTAGAGTACGAAGTAACAGGAACAGGAGTAAATACAGTAGTTGTAGATACCAAAACTTTTGTTTTAGGAGATGTGTTTACCTTAATGATAGACGCAACACCCGTAATAGGAAGTGGATTAAAATTAGCCGAAACAAGGAGAGTAGTAAGTTACAGTACCTTTTTGCCAACAGATTTTTACAAAGAATTTAGCCCTAGCGAGTTTGGAATAAACGACTTAACTTTTAACGATAGCAGTTTTAAGTGTACTTACGAAGTATTTGATACAGCGATTACTTCGGGTGCGGGGAAAGCAGCGGGAACATACATAGTAAAAACAGGAACAGCAGTAATATCGGGTGCTACTTATAGAGCGGGCGAAGTTATAATTAAAACTTCTACCTTTACTTTGACAAGTGGAACTATCTATTTACTAGACGAAAGTCAAGAATTTGTATTTCCCCTTTACTACAACGCACTATTAGCAAGAAACGGCATAGCCAATGACTATGTAAGACAAGGCTGTACTTGTAGAAACGAACTAGAATTAAAGCTATTCAAGATAGATAATCTTTTAGAAGCAATAAGATATAATTTCCAAGACGTAATCAATTTAGATTATAGCGGAACTCAAACAATGCTTGACCAAATAATAGAAATTTCAACTGAATAATATTCAATAATAAAATATAAATAAAATGGAAAGAGATTCATTACAGACAATAGAATTAATTAAGAACTTACAGAACTTAAATCCTATATTGCAAGATTTGTTATCTATAAACGATGAAATAAACGGATTTTCTGATATTCAAACCTATACTCCAATTTGGACAGGAACAGGATTAGAATATACGGGAAACCCCACAACGGATTCTTATGTGAAAATTGGCTCTTTGGTACATTTTACTATAAATGTAGATTGCACAACAGTAACTAATTTTGGAACGGGTCAGTATTCAATAACCCTTCCATTTGCTGCTTCTGTACCTTATGCGTTTAGAGATGGACAAGCATACGATACTTCTGCAACACAGCATTACAGAATATTAGGAGAAGGGATTCCTTCTTCTGATGCGATGCTTTTATGGTATGGTGGAACAACAAATGACCTAGCATTTAAATACAATACACCTATTAATACTTTGGCTACTAATGATTATTGGTACATATCAGGAACTTATATTATTTTATAAAAATGATACGCCAACAAGCAGAATTTGACGAACAATTATTAATAGTAAAGGAAAAACTTACTACTGAATATTACTTGATTGCCAACAAAAGAAAAAAGGGCAAAATAAAAGAAGTACCTTTTAATGTAAAAATCAATTTGATTGGAATATTAGAGGACAATGAACTAGGATATTTTTTAACAGATTTAGAAAAAAACACAATTTTAGATAAATTAATATGGGACTAAAAACATTATTTACACAAGCATTTCCGCAGAAATTAAAAGACTATTACGATGCAAAAATTTCAGCGTTAGAGTTTAATAAAGCAAACACAGCAACAGCAGCAAATTCGGTTACTTTAAATACAATTAATGGAGTAGCTATTTTTACAGATACTTGTGCATTAGCACCTTCATGGTCGGAATACACAATAAACAACTCCTTAATAACAGCGGAATCGTTACTTAGCGTTAATGTTCAAGGTGATAACCCTATCGTATGCGCTTCAAAACTTGGCGTAACTTGTGCTACGGGCAGTATATCAATACTCATAAATGATGGTTTTACAGGTTCGCCAGCAGTGCCAAAAGTAATCTTTACAATTTTAGGATAATACAATTAAAGTAATGAAATGGAAACAGGCAGCTTAAAAACCATAAAACTTGTTGAAAATCTTCAAAACTTAGAGCCAATACTAGAAGATTTAGTGAGAATTGTCGTGAAACAAAATGGAAAATAAAGACTACTTTTTGGGTAAAGGCAAGATATCGAATAACAAGAAGTTTATGAACATATCCATAAACAAAACTAAGTTTGATAAACTTCACGCTGACGAAAAGGATTTAATACACATCACAATAGGACAAATAAAAGACACCGATGAAAGTTCGGAGTTCACACACTATGTCGGTTTAGACCGAATAAAACAAAAGTTAAAGGAAAATGACATTACAAGATACAATAAACTACTTGACCTCCCACAAGGACAGTAAAGTAAAAGAAGGCGGTGAATTACTAAAACAAGTATTTGAGAATCCTTATTTAGAAACATTCATTACACTAAAGGAAACAATAGCGTTTTGGAACAAAGAAATCAAAGACAAAAAGCCATCAATCTTTATTGAAGTAGTTGATATGGGCGAGAAGATTGCCTATGTAGATAACTTTAAAAACCCTTCTAGTTATATGGGTGATATCGGAAAGCTAATCAAATCAATGGAAGAAATAAAGAAACATTTACTTCCTAGCGAACTAATAGCAGCCGAAGAACACAAGCCTAAATCAATGGAAGAAATCATGTTAGGGAGCAGAAAATCGTGATAGGTGAGCCTCTTGTAATAAAGATTGGCGACGAAAAAGTAGATGGAGGTGTGGTTTACTATTACGAAACACCTCCAATGCCACAGCTTTCTACTATGCTTAACTTTGGATTTGACACTAAAGACCAAAAGTTTAAGCGTACAGAAATACCCGAATGTTTTGGAGATTTAAACGACTTAGGAAATACTAAAATTATTCGTGACGAAGATGGAAACGCTTTATTAAACAAAGAACAGCAAGATTTTGTTATTCAAGAAAGGGATAGAATAATAGACGGTTGTTGGTATTTAATTAAAGGAAAACCAATATATTTTACGGGCGATAACTATTTCTATCTAAACTATTGGTGGATTGGCGCAGAAAATGAAGACGGTTATCCTGACTTTAGATATGCTGACTGTAAATACTTTTATTTCGCAGACATAGTAGATACAGATTCCGATGTATTCGGTGGTTTATTCGTGACAGGAAGGCGTTTTGGTAAGACGGAAAAAGAGTTATGCCGAGTTTACCGTAAAGCAATAACAAGCCAAAATAAGATATTTGCGCTAATGTCTTTAACAAAAGACGAAGCAAAAGAGAACTTATTCGCTAAGATAGTAAGAAGTTGGGATGTAATGTTTGAATTTTTTAAACCCAAACACAGCGGAACAACAAGACCTACCGAAAGTTTAGTGTTTTCAAGACCACCACGCTCTTCAAAAAAGGAAAGAATAAAACAAAAAGAGCAAACCTTTTTAAATAACGTAATTGGAACAAGGTCAACAAAAATTGCTGCCTTACAAGGAAAGAAACCATTCTATACATTCTTAGACGAGGGTGCTACCATTGACGAAATGGATTTAACTAAGTTTTGGAGTACATCAAAACAAGCCCTAGCTTTAGGGGGTGGAAAGAAAATTATAGGAAAGGTAATGATGCCTTGTACTTTAGAGGAAATGAACCCTAAATCGGGAGAAAGGTATTATACGCTTTGGAAGCAATCAAACGTAAATCAATTAACCCTTAATGGCAGAACAAGTAGTGGGCTAATTAGATATTTGAAGCCTTATTGGGAAGGATTAGAGGGATTTATAGACGATTACGGATTTGATAAAAAAGAAGAAGCGGTAGAATTTGTTGAAAACGAATATCAATCATTTTTAGATAAAGGAGAACTTGACGAAGCAGTAAGATATAGAAGACAATTTCCTAGAAACTCAAATGATGCCTTTAATATAGAAACAGGAACTGGAATTGAAGAAGATTGTAAAATGATACTTCAAGACGTGTTAGAAAAGGCTAACGATGGCTTATTTCCCGAAAGACCATGTGAAATTTACGAAGTAGATGGAGAAGTAAGGACAAGAAATTCCAAACCTACTAAAGATTGTCTATATATTATTGAAGAACCCGAAGAAAATACAGAGTATGTAATAGGAATAGATGGTACAGCAACCGATAAAGCAAGTAGCGGTACAGACCCTAAGAATAAAAAGTCAGATTTTGCTATTGTAGTAACCAAAAAACTAAAAATAGGTGGAAGAAGTTATTGCGAAGTAGCTTATATTTCACGAATACCAGTAAATAAAGACGATATGTTTAGAATATCTTTCCTTCTTTACAAGTATTATAACGTATTTGGTAATTGCAAGGTAAGCCCCGAAGCAAATGCGGGAAATATAAGTCCAATATTCTCATACTTCACTAATAGAGGGGCAAAAAGAGCGTTAATCCAAGAACCTAAGTACGTTGGAACAGATAGCAAGGAAGTAATGTCAAGATATGGATTTGTGAGAACGGGTAAAATGAAAGAAGCACAAATTTACCTATTAAATATTCAGATTAGACTATTTGGACACCATTTTAGGTCAAAAAGATTAATTGAGAACATTATAAAAACGGGCGTAGAGAATACCGATTTAAGTGATGCGTTCCAAGCAGCCTTAGTGGGTTGGGGAAATTTCGGAAACATAGAACACAAAGAAGCAGTAAACAACGACAGATACAGACAGTTGAGAGCGAATAGAATTTTCAACCAACAAACAGGACAATGGGAAAAGGTAGAAGTTAAAAAATCAGCATAAATCATGGCAAAAGAATATCAAACAAATTACTTTGAAAATAAGTGGCACGCTAGAAGCAATATTAATGCAAAGAAATCAATTCGTACAGAAATCGACCAAAACCGACTGTTTATGTATGTGGTTCGCCACGCTATTAAATATTTGAAAGAGGTAAAAGGGTATAAAAGTTTAGAAGCAATTTCCCAAGCGGGTTCAAATATTCCAAACTACAAAGTACCAAGTGCAGCTTTTTTTAGTATGGCAATGGAAAATAGATTAGACTATTTGGTTTCAGAAATAGGAATATTTAGATTTTTTACCATGATGCAAGTGCCTATGATAGAGATTATGGGCGCAGCAGCAAAAGATTATGCCGAAGAATGTTTAATTAAATATAAATTTGTACTTGAGGGATATTCGCCAATAACAGAGTGTGAACAACCGATGCCACATATAGATTGGTTAGTTCAGCGAGGCTCAAATCCATTTATTAAGCAAGGGAGATTACATTACAGCTACTATATGACACCTTTAAAAATAAAAGACCCCGATGCGGGAGCAATGCCAAGAACAAATTCAAACAAATAATATTTGTAAAGAAATTTGTAAAGAATAAAATAACAATTATATTTGCAATACAGATTACCTCATAAGTTTAGCGACTTGTTTCCTGTTTTGTTATTTTTCATCAAGAAGAGCCTACTAGAGATAGTGGGCTTTTTTTGTGGATAATATTTGTATTATTAAAAATAATAATTATCTTTGTGGCATGGAAATCATAAAAATACAAACAAACGATAAAAATGAGCAAGTCGTTTCTGCTCGTGAACTACATTCTTTTTTAGGTAGTAAAGCACAGTTTACAACATGGATAGCGACACAAACGGAAAGAGCCATGTTAATTGAAAATGAGGATTTTGTACCATATATACAAAAAAGTATAGGTGCTAATGGGCAACCATACGATATTACAGACATTGCGTTGAAACTTAGTGCAGCAAAAGAAATATCAATGTTGAACGGAAAAGAAAAAGGAAAACAAGCAAGGCTGTACTTTTTGGAGTGTGAAAAAACCGTTCAAAACAAACAAGTAGCAAAATTACCTACAACCTATTTGGAAGCATTAAAAGAATTAGTAGCAAAAGAAGAACAAATAATTTTACTTGAAACAAAAAACGAAAAACTTCAATTACGTTCAGACTTCGTAGATATTTGTTTTGATACAGATGGTGTTTTTTCAATGGAAGAAACCAACAAGATTTTAAAACTTGGTTATGGCAGAAATACTATGATGAAAAAACTAAAAGAACTTGGAATACTTTTAAAATCTTCAAATACTCCAAACCAAAAATATATAAATAGTAAATACTTTAAAGTAGTAGAAACTCTTATTGATAGCGGTAAATTTAAAAAACTTGTATCAACTACTTATGTAACCTCAAAAGGACTAGGATTTATTCATAAAACTTTATTAGAAAAATAATCATGGAAATAACACACGAAAAAAGAGGTAGAGGAAAACCTAAACTTTACGGAGAAAAAACAAAATCGCTATCATTTGCAGTTCCGATTAGCCACTACGATAGGCTAAAAGAAATAATGGAAGAGGAGTTAGAACTACTAAAAACAGCTAAAACAACAACAGAATACTATTGTTGTGGTAAGTGTAAAAACGGTACAGTTATATTGGCAAAAACGATAAGTCAATTTTCAACAGAAATAGAAATAAGCAAATGTAACAACTGCAATTATGTTTATGACGATATAAAAGAAGTTGAACATTCGCTTTCTAAATATCCTTTTTAAACCTATGACCACAAAAGTAAAACTTGAAAAAATACTATCATTCAAAAACGGAGTAAAAAAAGACGGTAAAGAATGGCAAGCATTAGAGGTATTTGTATCATACGAAACCTACGGAAGAATAGTTGAAGTTATACTTAGTTTTAACGGCAAATCTGATATTGGCAGAGTAGAAAAATACCCAATAGGAACTATATTTAATACTGAAATGATACCTAAAACCGTACTATACGAAAGCGGTAAATCCTTTACACAAGTATTTGGGTGGGGAAGTTTTACTGAAACAAACATAGAAAACTTTAAAGATATACGAAGTAAAGAAATAGATAACGAATGGGCTACTCCGCAATAACCAAAAACCCTTGCTAAAAATAGTGAGGGTTTTTCTTTTAAGTTTATATATATTTGTAACATAAAAAACTAAATTGTGATAAGTAATATTTCAAATTTAAAACCAAAAGACTTTGGAATTGAAAAAGACAAAGCATGGTACGAGCAATACGCAAGATATGTTGGTACAAAATACAATCACGCAATACCTCTTTTTTATAGTGTTGGAAATGTGCCAACCGACCCTTTAAATAGACCTACTCAATGGGCTTCACGAACAATGAAGTTACTAGCATATTTATTTGCGGAACAAAATAATGGTGTTTATGATTATATGTCAATGGATGAAAATAATAATCCATTACCTATAAAACTACTGAACACGAATATTATTTACACGTTAGTAAAGCATATTAACGGAACAATGGCGAGTAATATTTCTACTCTTCCCGATTCAATATTTGCTAGGTCGTTAGATAGTGATTACATATCATACAAGAAAACTCTATTCAATTTATCTAAGATGAAAATTGACTTCAACTATGTTTTTGAAAAAGCACAAGAGCAAGGAATGGAGTTTTTGCCACTAGGCGACAAAGAATTTAAGAACGAAGAAGAACTTAGAAAATACCTAGAAGAAACTGTTCAAAATAAAATGGAGCGTTTCTTTACCGCTTGGGCTAAAGATTGGCTATACAAAACAGACTACACTAATTGGGTAGCAGAATTGTTTAGATACTTAGTTCCTACCTACTTTAACCGAGTAGAATTATATGTAGAAAATTGGAATGTAAAAGTAAAGGTTCACAAACCACAGAATTGTATTTGGGACAATAGCTTCGATGACGAGAACGGTAAAAAGCAAAGATTTCAAGGCGTTATCGAAGAATTTACAATACCCGCTTTAAAAACAGCATATCCCGAACTTACAAAAGAACAGCTAGACCAACTAGATAGTTTATCGAAAGAAAATACAAGTGGATTCAATCAGTCATACGGAACGACAGATAATATTGTATGGTATGACAAAAATCAACAATCAGTATCGGTTTTAAAAGCAAGATGGATTAGTTTAGATAAAGAAAATGAAAGTACATGGTATCAATGCGACCTAATTGCTAACCTATTTGCTTTAAGATGCAAGCCATGTGAAAACATGACCAAAACAGCGCAAGGATATTTAGGCACACCGTTTATAGACTTTATTCCCGACTTGATTAACGGTAGAAGCAGAAGCCCAGTAGATAGGTCAATGGATTTAGTGGATAAAATTAGGGCTTACGAAGGCAAGATTGACTTAATGGTTCACAGAATAAAAGGTGCTGTAACAACATTATTTGCTGATAAAATTCCCGAAGGAATGGATGCAATTAGTTTAGCGCAAGATATTAACAATGGTGTAGTAGTGTTAGAAGGTGTTACGGGAGATGATTATTCTGAAAACGACAAAAGAACCTACGCTTTTAAAGTAGAACAGATTGGAATAGACTACAATTCGTACCAATCATTACGAGCAGAAGTAGAATTATTTAAAAACGAAATCAGAGATATTTTCAGTATTCCAAGAGTAGCACTAGGAAGCCAAAAAGGAATAATTGGACAAGGCGTTCAAGAAAATTCGATAGCGCAATCAACATTTGGAATAACCCCTCTTTATGATGGATTTGGACAATACCTAAACACCATTATTCATGCAGCTTGTGAGATTAGAAAAAACCTAATTTTAATAGCCGAAGACACAGACGAAATGCGTGAAACATTACGAATTACGAAGCGTGAATACGACATTTTCGAGTTAACTAAGGACATGGCATTGGTAGATTTAAATGTTTACCTAGATAATAAAGACGCTATTACCGAAAAACAACGTGCTGAATATTTAATAATATTTGAAAGAGAAGCATCAATCCCTAATAGTTTTGTAGATGCCGAAGTAGCAGCCGAAGCAATGGCAGCGCAAACAAATACTGAAATGCGAAACATACTAAGGTACAAGAAACGTGTTTGGGAAGAAAAACAAGCAGCAGCAGCCAAAGCACAGCAAGAAGCACAGATGCAACAAGCACAAATGCAACAACAAGCAATGGAGCAAATGACACAAACTCAAAATGCGGGAAAACTAGCTAATACGCAAATGAAAGGCGATATAGATTTAGAAAAAACCGCAATGGAAATACAAGCGGACAATACGCAACCAACTCAATAGAAAAAAGCCCTAGTTATAATTTAGCTAGGGCTTTTCTTTTTCTTTATCAGTTAAGTTTAAAATCATCAAAGGTGAAACTACAAAAGGATTCACTTTCTTTTAAATTGAATATATTTTTCAATTCTTTTATTCTAGTCTTGTATTCTTCTTTATTTTTTCCAATGCTATCTAAATCATGTGTATCATAATATCCACAATCTAAAGCGTGTAAAGCATCTTCTAAACTTATCGCTTCTTCAAATAATTCTTTTGTAATCTTTGTATTTTCTTCTTCAAAAAAATCGTTTATCTTGTCTTTTAAAGTCTCAACTTCAACAGCACCTCTACCGTAATCTCCACGCATAGTAAACCCGTTATTCCCTTTTAGATAAATTGATTTACTTCGAGCATCAAAAGCATCAAAGATACAAAGGTGTGTTTCGGCATTAGGTTTTATCTTTCGTTTTGGTAGCGCAGCAATAAATAAAGTATTCCTATCATAGCCTTTTTCTTTAACAATTTCGTTCAATACACTCATATCTAATTTGATTTGAGCGCATACTCCCATACCGTTTTGAATAAGGCGAACATAAATGCCATGTGCTATTTCCCACTTCTTAGGGTCAAAAACGGGGTCAAATAATTCTTCTTCTTCGTTATTTTCTGTATTATTTTCCATCAGTATCAATAAATTTTTTAACAGCCATAACAACAAATTGACTTTGCGAAGTACAGCCCATGTCTTTCATTTTCTTCCAAGCCTTACTTGATAAGTCGGCAGCAAAATAAGAGTGCCATGAAAAAAGGTTGGTTCTTTTTGGTAATGATTTTTTTAGTTCCATGATGCAAATATAAGTAGTTTATGATAAACTACAATACACTACAATAAATAATTTTAAATTTATAGTATTAATTTTGAATAAGAAAATGTTCTAACTATGACAGAAAATACACAAGAAGGCGATAAATCAGCCTTAGACACGCTAATTGAAGCACACACGATTTCGGAAAACGAAACACCCGAAACTACCGAAATACCTACTTCGCAAGAAAACGTAGAAACCAAAGAAATTATTGAAGAAAAGCCTTTAGCTGAAAAGCCTAAAGAAACTAAGGTTGAAGAAAAAAAGCCTACCGAAAAGACAATTTTTGATGTATTCCAAGAGGATAAATCAGAAAAAAAAGAAGTAGAAATTGATTACAAAAAGCTGTATGAGGAAACTCAAAGCAAGTTAAAAAAGTTTGATAACCCAGTTATTGATAGTTTAGCAGAAGTAATGAATGACCCTAACTTTGACGTAGAAAAGTTCTTTGAGAATTATAAGCCAAAAGATTTTAAGGATATTTCCTTAGAAGACTTATGGAAAATGAAAACAAAATCAGATTCAAATTCAGACTTTACTGACGAAGAATTAGACGAATTATGGAAAGAAGAATTTTACGCAATTTCAGATAGTTCTGCAAAGCAAAAGATGTTAAAAGATAAGCTGATTAGTGAGTTAAAGCCAAAAGTAGATTTAGGTAAAGAACCCGAATATATTACAGGTTTAAAACAATCGGCAGCCGAGAGAAGAAAAGCAGAGCAAGAAAACGCTGAAAGAGTGAATAGTATAGTAGAAAGCACAATGGCAAGTGTGGATAAGTTTTTAGGATTAACTGTGATAGGTGATTTAAAAGTAACACCCGAACACGTTCAAGCAATGAAAGCAGCACTTGACCCAAAGAGTAACCACTATTTAAATGAAGATGGCACATTTAATCAAAACAAGATTGCACAAGAAAGAATGTTTGCGATTTTGATGCCTGATATTTTGGAACAACACGAAAAGATTGTTAAAGCGAATACCAAGAAAGAAGTATTCAGACCAAATGCAAATGAAAGTAACGAAAACTTTCAGCAAGACAGTACAGACGAAGGGCAAAAAATGTATGATGCCTTAATTCCAAAAAATTAATCAACTATAAAAAAACCAAAAAATGTCAAATCCAAAAATCTATGCCCCAAGCGGGCAAAACATTTTAAATGTAATTGAAAGCACAAACGTAGGCAAACGATTCGTTGAGCCATTCGTTATTGAGCAGTTCAAGCAATTCCACACTATATCGAAGATTGCTTCGGTTTTAGGTAGCCCCGAAGCTACTAAAAGTGGTAAAAGAAAAGTAGAAATTCCACAACAAGGAAACACATATCCTGTTGCTGCAATTGCTCAAAGAAGTTTAAGTGGTGTTATTTTGACTTTAACATGGTCAGACCCACAAGCTACTCCATTTAGACTTGACGAAGCTGTTGAGTTTGAAAGCGGAACTGTTGCAATTTGTAACGGTACAATCGAAGGAACAGCAACATTCTTACATCAATCATCAGTAGATGGTAGTACATCATTTGCTGCAACAGACGCAGTAGCGGGAGAAGAAGTAAGTTCAAGAGGTGTTCAAGTTAAGCAAGGTTCAACTAAAATTGGAACAGAACGTAAGATTGCAGAGTTCGCAATGAACTACAACTACATTCCAGAAACAGTTGAAACAGGTGCATTTAACTATGCAGAGGTTACAGAAGACGATATTACCTACTTAGAAAAAGGTTATTTCGTACACGCTCAAGTTTATGGTGCAATGCAAAGAGCAGCAGAAAGTTTCGCAGTAAACCAATACGCTTCACAACGTAGTTATAAAAATGATATTTATATGGCTGCGGGTTTTGAACAACAAATTGGTTTAGGTGGCGGTGTTGTAGATTACTACACAGGCGATTTAAGCGAAAATGTTTTGACTTCGTTCATTGACAAGTTAAAAGCAAACGGTGGTGGTTCAAGTAAATTTGCTGTTGTAGCGGGTTACGATGTAATTGGTATGTTCCAAAGATTTGCGGGTCGTAATTTATTGCTTGCAACGGGTGTGAATAACACTATTGGAGGTAAAGAAGTAAAAGGTATTGACGTATTCCATTTTGCTTATAACGGAATCCAAATCGAAATGATTGAAGAGCCAATGTTTACCAATCAAAATATGTTTACTGTATCTAGCGCATCTTCGGTTGCAAACAGACAAGCAAGAAAAATGTTTTGGTTTAGCTTAGATAATGTTACTTTAGCTAATGGCAAAGGAACTGTACCATTCTTAAAATCATACAAGTACGGTGAAATGGGAATGGAAATGATGGTTTTTCAAGGTATCATCAACAAAGACGGTGCATTAGATATCAAAAATGCGAAAACAGAATCGAAAGAAACTCGTGTTCACATGATGTATAACAAAATGTTCCAATTAATGAACGCTTCTCAATGTGGGGTACTAATCGGTAACTAATTTTAAACAATTAAAAAAAATAAATAAATAAAATGAATTTAGTATATAATACAATTAGTGCCAATGGCGCAGATGTAAGCATAAACGGGAAGATTATTACCGTTTCAAATGCAGCAGATGGAACAAGTGCTACGTTTAACGCAGCAGGGCTTCCTAGCATAATTAAAAGACAAAAGAAAGTAACAGGCGTAAGCAGAGTAGTTACTTTAACACCAACAGCAGCAGCAGCAAAGGTTTATACTGTAAAAATCAGAGCAACGAATGTTCTTGATGGAGGAACTCAAGTATTCTCATACAGCTATGCTTCTGATTTAGTAACTGCGCCAAGTGCAACTGTAATTTGTACTGCTTTAGAAGCAGCTATTAATGCAGACCCTAGAATTTCGGTTACAGCAAGTGGCACAGCTACTTTGATTTTAACGGGTGATGTTGGGTATTGGGATTTTGGTGTTCAGTCAGTAGGAACAGGAGTATTAACTGCAACAGTTGATGGTGGTTCGGTAA